ATGGGCCGCGTCGTGTTGAGAACTTCGCCCCAGTGGTAATAGACTTGCTCCGGCTTAGTGGACACATGCACGGCATGATCCGCATTGATGTGTCTCAATACCTCGGCGGCCATGCCGTCATGGCTCGGGGTACCGATCAGGACCGCGACGGGCGCGATGTCTGCCATCCGCGTCACGGCGTCAAAGATGTATTTTGCTGAGGCGCTGTCGAGCTTGACGTTCTGGCTGTCAAACGTGTCTCCGGCAATGATGATGATGTCCGGCTTCTCGGCGTCGGCGGTTTCGATGATGAATTCCATGCACTTCCGGATTTCGTCAATGTCCTTGTCCCGTGCGTGTATATCGGCCATGTGCAAAATTTTCATTGCAGCCTCCTTATGACGGTATGCCGTCTGCGACGGGTTCGGGTTCGGTTGGAAGTGGGCGACTCAGAAGGGTCTTAAACAGGCGCTCCTGGGTGTGGGGCTGCATTCCGGCAACGGGCATCGGGAGAGCGGACAGATCGTACTTTTTCCGCTCGGCCAGTGCTTTAATGGCGCAAACCCGAGATTCCGGATTCGCATTCTGAAAGTCGATCAACTGCGGATCCGGAGGGCCCTCGGGGGTTGGGGGGGTATTTGTGTTGACAGGCGCGGCCGGCGGTGGCGTTGCCGGTTCGGTCGGCTCGGGCCATGCCCCGGCCGGCTGCATTTCGGCCGTATAATCGGCATCAATGGCCGGCTCGTGATAAATGCCCGTGATCGCCTGCACGGTGGCGGCCAGCATGGCTTTTTGCACATTCGGATCGTTATAGTCCGGCCGTGCTACAATCCGGACCATGACGAACGGCTTCTTCAACTCTTCCGTGGTGTAGGTATTTTTCAACCCGAGCAAGGACCGGATCGCCCGGCATTTCGCGCCCGTCTCTGCCAGTTTTAGCTTGTGCTTTCTTTTCTGCATAACGTCCCGTCGAATACAGGATTCGACGTAGTCGGTCCGTTGCTGGGCCGACATCTTCTTAAACCAGTCCTTTTTTTCCCAATCCCTTGCCTTCTTGGAATAGGATTCCGTGATTTCCTCGCGGATGATTTCAATGTCCACGTCATATTCGCCCTTCATGGTGACGGCAGACCCGTCGGGCTTGACGATACTTCCAACCGCTTGGTATGAGACATAATCTTTATCGTTGCGCGGGTCGGTCCTGTGGGTGTCCTGTGTACGCCAGAGAATTCCGGCGCAAACGGAGAGTTTTTGCAGGAAGAGGCCGGTAAGCCTCCAGCTTGATACGGCGTTCCCGCTCTTTTCGTGCGGGTAAATGTCCCCATCGGCCGGGTTAAGACTGGCAGTTACGCTCTCAACCACGGGTGCGTGGTAGGGCGAAAGCCCCTCGAAGCGCATCTCCGGAATAAGAAGGTGCGCCCCGCTCAGTCGGTACTCTTCGAGACGCGCCATGGCCGTCTCTTTCGGGCTGTTCTCGGTTTTTTTTGCCATCCCCTCTTCTCCTTTCTTCTTGTGGGGTTTACTCGACCGGTGGCTCAATCCGCTTGCAGGCCAGAAGGACCGCAAGCAAAACGAGTATGCCGATCAGGTTGGGAATCGGATAGATCCCCGGATACTCCGAGTCGGACATGGCAAGCGCCAGCCCGACGAACATCAAAAACCCCAAAATCCACCTCATAACCACTATCCCCTCTACTCTTTCCCTCGGTTCTGGCCCTTCCGCCGTCGCTCGCCCAGTTTCAAGTGCAGCGCGAGCGGTTGCGCCCGGATCGCTTCCAGGGTTCCCGGTTTCAGCCTGTCGGCGTCAGGCGGTACTTCCTGCAAGCATGGTTCGGATAATAGGCGTTATTTGTCTATATGTCAAGGCTTTTTATGCCTTTTTGGCGGGAAATAGGCAAAATTGATAAGTTACGCGGGGAACAAAAAAATGGGACACGATCTATAAGGTGTCCCAAAAAAACCGGGAATTTCTCTATAAAAATTCCCGGTTTCAGCGCAAAGAAAAAGGGCGGGCCTCTTCCGAAGCCTCACCCTTTTATAAATGCGGGGTTTTTGCGGGGCCGGGCCTTACAGGTCCGGAGATCCTGCATAGAGGGCGCACAGTGACCTGAAAGTCTGATCCGGTCCGATCTGCGTTGTCGCTGCCTCTCCGGATTTTTTCTTGAAGTCCAGGTAGGACTCGATGACCTGGAAGGTGCCGTCGTTGTAGATCTCGAATATGTATTCGATGATGAAATGCCGGAAATCCGGCATGTGGGGGTGCGTGTCCGTGTCCAGCATTACAGTGACCTCGACCACCCGGCGCCCGGCGTCTGCGTGTGCGTTCCAGGCGATCCGCGAGAAGTACGGATAGCGGTCGAAGGCCTCGCCGACCGTCAAATTTCTGTCAATCGGCAGATACCCATTCTTCACACTATCCGCATCGTCGGCGCGTGTGACGGCCGGGATAGCGGCAAATGCCAGAACCAGAAAAACCCAAAAATAACAAAGCCTTTTCACTTTATCAACCTCCTTGTTTTATGCTCCGCGTGAACGGCAGTATGTTGGAATTGTCCATTTTATTGACAGGGGGTGAGGGCGGGTAAAGAAAATATTTCGGTTTCGCTTGACGGCTTGCCGGCATTATGTGAACAAGGTAGCTTGCCGTTTTTTGCCTCTATGGAATGGCAACTTCTTATCGTTTCAGTTCGATGAGATGCGGAAAAGGGGGCAGCGCCTCTTCGGCAGTCTTTCTTGTGATATCTTCCAGGGATCGGCCCAGGCGCTCAACGTCCTGCTGCAGCGCTACAAACGATTCGGACCGCCGAATATAAGCCTTGATCATCTGTATATTGGAGGCAAGCGCATTTGCGGCCTCGGAGTGGTGTGAATCGATAACCTCCAAGGCGTCCCGGCAGAGGGTAAAGGCGATTTCTGAACAGGTTTTGTAAGGGCATTCCAGTGTGCAATTCCCGGTGTTTACGTCCTGCATGGACGGCGCGACGCCCCGCCCTTCGTCCACCAGCAAATCCACCAGCGAGATATTCAGCGTGTGGATGATGTCCACAAGCTGATTGATCCGGACATCGACTTTCCCCAGCTCGATGTTCTTGATTTTTGACTGAGCCGCCTGGCGGCCTTTCGCCGTATCCGGATACCCCAGGGCCAGTATGCCCAGTGTAGTCTGGTTCCAGCCGAGAATTTCCCGGTGCTTTCGGATATTTTGGGCGATCAGTTTTTTGTAATCAATATCAGCCATCGTATTTACCATAAAAGGCAATTTTTGCCTTGACGTTAAGGCATAAACAGCCTAATATTGGCTCCATGAATTTGCCGGACCTGAAAAAAAAACACAGCCTGTCGAACAGGCAACTCGCAAACTTGGCCGGTCTGCACGAATCTTTTCTGTCAAGGTTCCTGCGGGGCCAGCGGCGGCTATCCTATCCGACCGCCAAGCGTATAGCCCAGCGCATCCATGACGCAACGGGCGAACACATTACATTAAAAGAGCTGTTAGTTCCAGAGAATTTCCCGGATTAATTCCGGGTTTTTTTTCGCTGTTTGCTGAATCGTATTCACTTTTTAGTGACAATCAAAAACAGGCTATCATAAGGATTTGGAATTATGCAACAAAAAAATGAGTCGAAAACAACCCACGAAATCGACGCGCCAATAAATTCGCGGCAATTCCTGACGGCCTGCAGGGGCCTCCTTTCCGATCAGTTTCTTGTCAATGTCTTCCATGTTTCCGGCGAACAGATCCTTAGATATACCGCCGATCCAGACTATACCTCAGAAGAATATCCACGGGAAAACCCCATTGAAAAGCTGGAGCGGATCTTGCGCAAATGCGTGTCGGTTCCCGGCGGCGATGAGGTTGCCCGTGCCATGGTCCGGCGCTTGGCCGGAATTGTCGGTTGCCGGTTGGCGCCCGAAAATCTGCCCGCCACAAAGTCCAAGGATATTTGCCGGGAATGCCTCGAAGATATTCCCGCATTGGCCTCGTATCATGCGGCGTTGACCGATCCCGGTTCAACGATGGATAGAATCCGGGCCTGCAGGGAATCACTGGAAATAGAGCTGGACGAAAACGAGGCGGTCATTGCCAACATGAAGCGAGGTTGACCCAAGTGCGGCAGAGAAGAGATTGGGCCAGAGTTACGGAACAGATCAACGATCTATTGGGAACCGAGTTCGAAAGCCACCAAGAAAAGGCGGCATTTCTCCGTGTGTTGAGATATTTCGACCAAAATATCACCGAGACAGCAAGCGCCCTTTCAATGCCGCGGCGAACCCTGGGCCAGCGGTTGCAACGGCTCAAGATCGAAGTACAAGTACCCAAAACCCCACCGGCAAGACCCCTTACCGAACCATTTCAGCCCGCCATAGATTTCGACCAAGAAGCGTGGGAGGCATCCGGGAAAACCGGAAGCCCTTGCCGCCATTGCGCTCGAGTAAAGGAGCGCAAAGAGGGGATCTGCATACCGTGCATATACAGGCTGGAATACATGCGGGCGTAGGAAAGGCGCGAGGTATGCGGGGGTGCATTGTCGCGCCCGGGCGTTGACACAATATCGGCCGGGTCGGAAGCGGCAGGGATCGCTAGGCCGATGGGTTTATTTTGGTAGGGGGAAGATATGACAGGAAAATCGTTTGCGCTGTTGACTATCCTGGTTTCAGGGACCCTTTTTTTTATCAGTATGCTGGTGCCGTGGCTTTGCCGGTTGCCGAAACCATAACCATAGACAAGGTGCTGATCGGGATTGACCACGTCATGAAGGGTCATGCCGAAAAATACGCACACGATGAAGAGGCGTGTCTGTATGAGATGCGCGAAACCAGACGCAAGATGCTGGACCGGATAGACGAATATGTCCATGGCATAGAGGTTATTATCAGGTGTAGAACCAAAAGTGTTTGTTTAAATTCGATACCGTAAATTATTCATAATATAGAACTTTTTACTTGCTTGAAATTAAACGAAACACGACAGAGGGGGGAAGCGATGAGAGAAATACGATTGTCGGTCAAAACCATGAGCGATCTAAGGGTTCTCAAGTTGATGCGCCATTGCGGGGACCGGGCTTTTTACTGCCTGATCCGCCTGTGGACATGGGTTGCAGAATACCGGCCGGACGGAGCACTTTCGGGGTTCGATAAGGAGGATATTGAAATAATTGCAGGCTGGACGGGTGTCGGTGTCGATGGTGTGTTTACCAACGGCTTGCTCAAATGTGGGCTGCTTGAAGAACGGGACGGAGAGCTGTTTTCGCCCGTTTGTTCTCCGGTTGTAACGTTACAGTAACGTTACTGAAACGTTACAGTAACACCCATGTAACACACATGTAACGCCTATGTAACGCGATGTAACGCACTTGTAACACGATGTAACGCGAGCGATACGCGGATAAAAATAGGCAATGATAAAAGGCGGTTAGGATGGGGGGAGGTTGTCATGCGGTGGCTTAGATTGTACGCCGAAATGCTGAATGACCCAAAAATCGGAACGCTGTCGGATGCAGAATTCCGGACATGGATAGAGGTTTTGTGCCTCGCTTGCGAGGCCGATAAAGACGGCGATACAGGCTTAAACATTGAAGAAATTGCGTGGAAGACTCGCAGGTGTAACGTTACAGAAACGTTTCAAACGCTGTTTGATCGAAATTTGCTGGTGTCCCAAAACGGCAAAAATGGGGTCAAAACCGTGTCTGTGATGCACTGGAAGAAACGCCAATTTAAGAGCGACCGTGTTTCCGAGCGTGTTGATAAGTACCGGGAAAAACAAAAGATATTAAAATGTAACGTTACAGAAACGTTACAGAAACAGAAATGTAACGTTCTAGATACAGATACAGATACAGATAAAGAAAGAGATAAATCTCTTTCTTCTTGTCGGAGGTCGCTTGAATTTCAAATCGAGTCGCCTGAGTTTCAGCTTTCAGAATTCCTGTTCGATGAAATCCGAAAGCGCAACCCTAACCACAAGCAACCCAACTTGCAGGCATGGGCAAAAGACATTGACCTGATGATCCGGGTTGACAACCGAAGCCCGGAAGACATTCGGGCGGTGATCGCCTGGGTACAACAAGACCCGTTCTGGCAATGCAACATTCTCAGCACCAAGAAACTCAGGGAAAAATTCGACGCTCTAAAAATCAAGATGGAGGCTCAAAAACATGGAAACAACGGCGGCAATGGCAACGGAAACGGAAAGCTCAGAGTTGTTGATGCAGGCGCAGGCGCGTCTTATGTCAAAACGGGCGCAGGCGGCCGCTGTCTCGGGGACGGAAACCCCTACCCCATTGACCTCGTTGTCACTGAATAACCTCTATCGGCAAAAATGCGAGCACGGCAACCCAAAGGCCACCTGCCCGGAATGCCGGGCAGAAGCGAAGGAAGCCGAAAGGCAAAGAAAAGCCGAAGAGGCTCAAGCCGAAGCCGAAAGAATCCGGCAAATCCAAGAGCACCCGGAAAACTGGTTGCGGCAATTTGGCGTCCCTAAAAAATTCCTACAATGCTCATTCCAGAACTTTCAAGGCGGCGAAAAGGTCAAGGACGTGCTGCAGACGGTTGCCGGCAAGGACGTGCTGCTGTCCGGAAGCGCTGGATGCGGGAAAACCCACTTGGCCGTTGCTACGCTCCGGCATCGGCTCCCGGAGATCGCAGGCCTGAATGTCCTGTTTGCCACAGCGCCGGAGATCCTACTGTCTATCCGGTCCTGTTTTTCAAAAAATTCAGACGAAAAAGCGCTTGTTGACCAGTTCACGGCTCGGGATCTACTGATCATTGACGACCTGGGCGCGGACAAGGCAACCGAGTGGGCTGTCCAAACGCTTTATCTGATCATCGACTACCGCAACCGGGAAATGCGGCCGACGGTGATTACATCGAATCTTGGCATTCAGGAGATTGAAAACCAGTACGGGGCGCGGATCGCCTCCCGGCTGGCAGACATGACGGTAATCAGCCTGAAAATGCCGGACTATCGGAAACTGAGAAAGAAGGGGGTTTGAATAATGTCCACCACCACCAAGGCTATCAAAAAAGCCATAGACGCGCACAAGGCGGCCAGTGACGCATTCGATAAACTAGAGAGCGCATTGGGCGTTCAGCCGGATTTTGGGTTTTTCAATGAGTGCTGGAAAGCCATGGAAGCCTCTCTCAAAGCCGTGTCGATCGCTGTTGGGGACAAAGATGACTGGATTTCCTGGTTCGTCTACGAAAACAATTATGGGCGTGGGGCGCTGAAAGCCGGATATGGCGACAACCTTAGAAGTATCCGCAACGTCAAGGGCTTGATTTGGCTGATCGAGGAAGGGAGGCGGCAATGAAATGCGTAACTGAAAAATGCTACAAAACAGCGGTGACATACGGCTATTGTTTGGCCTGCTGGAATCGACTGGATGTTAAAGACCGGAACAAAGCGGTTCGCGCACGAACCGAATATGGCAAGTGGCAACTCGAAGAAATTAACGAGTCGATTTTTGACAATGTCGAGATGTAGAAAGCGGAATGGGCCTATAGCCACGAAGAATTAGCGAGGCCAAACAATGCGGATTTTTACAAAATGCACACTTTTGGGTTGTATTTTCCGCCGAAAGACAGGGTTTTGTATCTAAGAACCATCGACCCAAGAAACGACGGTCAACCAACGGAAGCAAGCGTATGTGTTCCAGCCGATTCCGCTTTTCAATACACAACTGAAACAGAAATTGCAAACACCCTTGTCGATGGTATTGAGCGTGATCCTGAACATCCAAAAAAAGCGGTCCTCGTTCATCGTGTGGATGTTCACGAACATATCTTGGGCGGCCATAGATTTCGGCGCGGGAATCCCGGCCCAGGGTGCTCTTTTTACACTTTACTTCGCCCTGGCGGTGCTGGGGTATGTCGCGTGGAGGAAATAATGAAAACCTGCCCTGTGTGTAATGAAACTTTTTATAAGCCTCATGGATATGGCAAGAGGCAGTGGGATGAGAGGAAGTTTTGTTGCCGTAAATGTGGGGCCACAAAAAGGAAAGTTCCCGACGAAACGATAGTGCGTTTATATGTTGCAGATAGAATGTCAACAAGCGAAATAGGCACGAAATACGGCCTTTCCGGAACTCATGTAGGGAGAATTTTAAAGGCAAATAAGGTAAAAATTAGGGACTCAAAAGAAAATAAAAAACTGTCACAAAACAGGCCAGATGTAAAAGAAAAAATAAGAAAATCGTCAACGGGCAGGAGATTGAGCGATGCAGCGAAGAACAAATTAAGGGAACTTGTGGGGCCTAAAAACAAAAAATGGAAGGGGGGTATAACAACGTCGTCTCAGGGTTATTGTGTGTTTACAAACAGCCGTGAGAATGGACCGTATGCCGGCAAGAGCGTACATATCGCCGTAGCAGAGAGGAAATATGGAAGACCACTAAAAAATGGTGAGCATGTGCATCATGTAGATAAAAGCAAGACCAACAACGACCCCGACAATTTGGTTATAATGACAGCAACGGATCACGCCAAACTACACACTGGAGATAGAGAAAATGGCAAACTTAAATCAGTGTAACTTTATAGGGAGAGTCGGGAAACCTCCCGAAATCAAATATTTACAGGACGGAACGCCGGTAGCTAATTTTTCAATAGCCGTGTCAGAAACGTGGAAAGACAAGGATTCTGGCGAGAAAAAAGAAAAGACCGAATGGGTGCGTATTGTGTGTTGGAGGCAGATAGCCGAGATAGTAGGCAAATATGTATCAAAAGGCATGTTGGTTTTCGTAACCGGCAAACTTCAGACGAGATCCTGGGAACAGGACGGGTCAACCCGGTATATAACCGAGATCGTGGTATCCACCATGCAGATGCTTGGCGACGGAGGCCAGAAGTCGGAAGGCGGCGGCGGCGACAGACAGCAATCTTCTACCAGTACCAAGAAAAAAGACGATGGCTGGTACAGCGGCACGGGTGTTCCGACGATTCCGGAGGATGATATCCCATTTTGACGGATAGATGCGGAGGGATGGATGAACGAAGGCGATGTAGCGGCCGAATTTGAAGCGCAAGAGCTGGCAAGGAACCTGGCCAAGCGCAAACCGGAAGGGCCCGGGGCCACCGGCCGCTGTCTCCATTGCGGGGAAATATTACCGGCCGGCCGCCGATGGTGCGACGCGGAATGCCGGGATGATTGGGAAGGAGGGCGTAGCAGGTGAAAATTCTCGGCATAGATGCGGCGACAAAAACTGGATGGGCGTTCATCAGCCGATCCGGAGAGATCGAGGAAAGCGGCGTACAAGATTTCGCCAAGCGCCGTGGCGAGTCGAATGGAATGCTGTTCCTGAAGTTTAGGAAATGGCTATCCGAGCTGATCACGACGTGCAAGCCTGATCTGATTGTTTATGAACGCGCCCACCACCGGGGCGGAGCGGCCACCGAGATTTGCGTCAATCTCAGTGGCCGGATACAGGAGCTCGCGGCCGCAAACGGCATCGAGCACTCGATTGTAGAGACAACATCCCTGAAGAAGTGGGCAACCGGCAAAGGTGGGGCGGGGAAAGAACAGATGATAGCGGCGGCAGAAAAATTTTTGGGCCGGCCGCCAATAGACGACAATGAGGCAGACGCCGTCCTGGTGGCATTGTGGGGTGATAAGCATTATGGATTTTGATAACGATACAGCCGGCCGATGACCGAGATTCATATTCATGAGCTTTAGGAAGGGGGAAGATGACGGCGGAAAGCAGCAAGGGCGGTGCAACAAGATGCGTTTCGGATTTTGCGGGCCTGTTGAACCAGGACGGGCCCGCAATCAAACAAAATCGCGGCCGATGGGGAAAGATGCGCCCGGCGGCGGAAGCCGGCGACGGTGATATGATCGTCGGGCGCAAGGGCATCAAGGCATTTTTGAGGCTGGCAAAGTGGACCGCTGTTGTCGGCCGGATCCGGGCGGGGCTGCCCGCCAAGAAAATATGTGGCAGATGGGAAATGAGTAGGCTGGAATACAAGAAATGGTGGCAAAGTTTGCCGCCGGGAAAGGGGAATCCATGAAGGCAGGCGATAAAAAAACAAAGGCCAAGAAGCGCGCCCTGACCCCAAAGCAGCAAAGATTTTGCCGGGAGTATCTCATAGACATGAATGCGACTCAGGCCTATATCCGGGCCGGGTACAAAGTCAGCGAAAAGGTGGCGGGAACGGCGGGGCCGCGGCTGATGGAAAATGTTGGAGTCGCTGCAGCGATCAAGAAGGCTCTTGGCCGCAAGCTGGAAAAGATCGAGATTACCAGCGACGCTGTTTTGCAGGAGGCCGCGAAGGTTGCCTTTGCAAACATGCTGGATTACTTGAAGATCCAAGAAGACGGGTCGGTTGTTGTTAATCTGAAAGACCTGACCCGGGCGCAGGCGGCGGCGATTCAGGAAGTCAACTTCGAGGAAGGCGCGGATCATACGGCGGACGGCATTATTCCGGTCCGCAAGGTGAGATTCAGGTTGTCCGACAAGCGGGCCGCCCTGGAATTGCTTGGCAGGTATTTGAAACTGTTCAATACCGAAACTCCGGTGCAGGACCGGCGCACGGCCAAGATTCTCAAGGACGTTCTGGACGATAAGATCACCGTGCGGGAAGCCGCGTATAAATTCAATATCCTGGGGCTTCCGATCCCGGAGGCTTTAAAGATCGAGCTTTCGAAGATTACGCCGGAACCGCCCGAGCCGGATCTTCCGCCGGCATTTACGGATGAAGAGCTGGAAGAGCGATACCAGAAAAACCTGGAAAAGCAGAACCGGCAAGAAACCGAGTGGGTACCCGAGCGCCAAGCCGAAGTGAAGGCATTGAAGGACGATCTGAAAGACGCGGATTCTTTCGGGCCGGACGTGACCGTGTAAATGGCGAAAAAAGGTCAGAGCATACTGAGCGCTTCCAGGGCGATTGTGGACCGGTACAAGGATTTTTGCGCCCGGTACCGGCATCAACTCAACCGGTATGCAATCGAAGTGTGCGGCATGGAACCGACCTGGCAGCAACGGCAGCTTTTTGAATCGATCGAAAAGCCCGGAAGCCGGACGGCTTGCGCGAGCGGTCATGGAACGGGCAAGAGTTTGGGGTATGCGGTAACCTGTGACTGGTTGCTCAAGGTGTACCCCATGAGCAACACCATGCTCACGGCTACGAACGTCACCCAGCTTCGAAGCGTGGTCTGGAAGGAGCTGGACACCGTAACGGCGCAAGTTGAGCAACGGTTTCCCTGGCTGTATGGCTATTTCGTCAAAGAGACGCTTCGATATTACGCCCGGGGCCACAAAGATAGCTGGTATGTGATCCCGAAGACGGCGCCGAAGCACAAGCCGGAGGGTGTGGCCGGCCAACATCGGCAATGGTACACGGTCCTGGTGGATGAGGCCAGCGGCGTGGATGATGTCATCCATGGCGTGTTGCGCGGCGCGTTGACGAACGAGGAAAATAGATACTGCATGATTTCTCAGCCGACGCGGACGGTCGGCCACTTCGCCGATGCGTTCAAATCGCTGAAAGACATTTACACATGCCTGACGTTCAACTCGGAAGAAAGCCCGCTTGTTTCCAAGAAATTCATCCGGGAAAAATTGCTCGAGTATGGCGGGCATCATAGCCCGGAATATCAGATCAAAGTCCTGGGCCGGTTTCCCGATAACCTTTCCGGCTTCCTGATTCCGCGTACCTGGCTGGAAGAGTCACGGCTGCTTATCATCGAGCATCCGGTCCCGTGGGGATGGGTGTTGACGGCGGACGTGGCCGAAGGCGTTCACCGCGACTCTTCCGTGTGGACGCTGGCGAAGGTGTCCGGCTACGACTCGGACAGGCGCGTTGAGGTCGTGGATTCCACGGAGTACCTGGATCTCAACGAGAAACAGTTTGCCCGGAAAATCCATGAGCGGGTTGGCGGCCTTTCAAACGTCACTATCGCCGTGGACGCGGACGGGCCGGGCCGAACGGTGATTCTGGATCTGGAAGATCTCGGGCATACGGTCGAGCGCATCCACTGGGGTTTGCCGCCTCATACCGAGGGGGACCGGAAGCGATACAAGAATCTAAGGGCCTATTCCCATGTCAAGGCCAGAGAGGCGATATTCGGCGGGCGAATGAAGATAGCCTCCAGTCGGAAAGCCGTCGATCAGGGGTCATTGCTTCCATACAAGATCGATGAAGCGGGCCGGTATGCCATGATGCCGAAAGATCAGATGAAAACGCACGGCATCAAAAGCCCGGATATATTCGATACGCATTGCTTCTTTTTCCTGGTCGATTACACGCCGGCAGACGATGACCTCGCAGGCCTGGCATCGGCCGCGGGTGAAGAAGATGACATTCTGGCGATGGCAAAGAAGATCATTGCCGAAGGGGAAGCCTCATGACGGACGATAGTATCCTGAAAATAATGGCCGTGTCCCTCATGGGCGGCCAGAAAAGCAAGGCATATGCGGTATTCAACGGCGAACAGCTTGTCATTACGTCTGTTTTGCCGATTGCGGGCATTTTCAACGCATGGCGCAAGCCCCTGGTTGATGAGATCGTGGAAAAAAGCGGCAAGGGGTATGCGGTGATCATCGAAGAGCGAACCGACCTGATAGCGCAACACGGAACCCAGTACCTCCTGGAAGACGTGGAAGAGCGGAGCAACCTGTATGAGGCGCTGGACTGGTACTTTGCGCTGCAGGACATGGGCAACCTGGTAGTGGATGACGATGCGAAGCGCTTCCTGATCCGGTCCGGAAGCGAAGGGCAGAAGGTCGAGAAAAAGCAGGATGAAAAGGGCCGGTCAGTCTATTCGATTGACTGGACGGCTTTCGGCGGCGGCCACAGGGCTATCCTTCTGTGTGTGGTTGCGGCCATGACGGAGCCGTTGAGCGGTCGGTTTCTGGAAGCCATGTTTGGGAATCCGGCTCCGGATCCGGACGATTACAATCCGGTCAGGCGGATGGAAAGGCTGATCAAAAAGCGGGACATCGAAACACACAAGGCGCTGGACAGGGCAAGGGCGGAACTTGCAAAAAAAGGAAAGGAGTATTTGCATGAGCACGATGATAGACATTGAAACATTGGCAAAAGAGCTGCACGAAGCCGGCCGCGAGGCCGTTGAAAAAGGGGCCACCGTGGCGGCCGAGAAGTTTGGCGAAAAAGCCACCAGGTTTATGGGCTGGAATGAGATATCGGAACAGGCCAGAGAAGGCCGGCGCATTCAGGCGCGGTATCTGGTAGACCAAGGGATATTTAAGGCTTTGATGTACAAAATTATGGACCTCTTCGTCAAAGAAGCAACGCAGGCCAGGGATGAGTACGGCAAGAGCCTCTCAAAAATGAAGGAAGAGGCCGCATGACAACCCTGTCAAGACTTTCGCCTTACAACATAACCGACGATATCATGAGGGCCAGCCTGTACCGGGAAATCCGGAAGGGCAACGACGGCTGGGCCGGGTATGTGATTCAGCCGGACGAAGTCCTTCGGCCGGAGTTGACAGCGTACCGGTATTATGGGACCGATCAACTGAAATGGGTGATTCTGATTGCGGCCGAACTGGACGGAATGCGCGAGCCGATGACGGCCGGCACGACGATCCGGCTCCCGCCGATAGCGTGGATACGGGAACGAATCAAGTATTACGCCGGAAATGAGGAATAGACAATGGCAAAAGTTAAGGACGCAACTTCAGAAGAAAGTTTCTACTGCTACGATATAGACGAAATTGAAAAAGTTGCACGGGCAAATATTGCTGTTAAAGGTTTGGCAGAAATTTATTTTGAACAGGCTATCGTTGATAGCCTGAGAGGCTGTCTTGATAATGGTATAGAAGCTGATATTCCGGACGATTGTGAGGATCAATTGTCTGAGGCTGCATCCAGAGGCCAAGCCATTTATCTTATTTTTTGGCCAGAGATATGCCAAGGAAACCCTCTCCTGGCCGAAGTCGATTTGTTGGCTGTTGTCAATGACTTTATGGCGTTTCGCGGGATAGGTGATATTGGGCTCGCAAAAGACAGCAGCGAAATAAAAAACATTGAGAGATTTAAAAATGGCCTGGCCTCGCTGGTGAAGATAATGGACGAGAAAATTTCCAATTCTCAAACTATTTATGACAGCAAAGGCAAATAAACATAGCCATGGCATTTTTCGGTCTGTTCGGCGATAAGAAAAAAGACGAATTCAAACAGTTCGAGCGGGTCTTCAAGAAGGTCTGGACGAAGAAAAGCGCCCACCGTCAAGCGGATCGGCGCGACGCCTTCCTTACGCCGGACCTTTTGCGGCGGCGCCGGCAAATCACGAAAAGCGGCAAGCAGAATCTTGTGCTTGATTTTGGGGCCCGGGGCGGTAAAATATCTTACACCCTGGCCGACCTCAACAAGATGGCCAAGTCCATGGAGCGGGCCGAGTCAAAGTTTGACACGGCCTCCCGCGGCGTTCCCGTGGCAAGCCTGGTTGCGGCATCCCGGCCGATAGATGTGACGCGGGCCAAACTGATAGCCAATTCGACCCTCTACAAGTTCGATGGGTCAATTCTCCTGTTCCGGGCCAAGGCCAGTTCCGACAGCCAGCACCAGTATCACCAGGCCAAGATCCGGCTGGAAGACTGGGAGCACGAAGCGAGGGCCGGCACGGGCGATTCTTATTTGCCGGCGGCGGTCAAGGTAACCCGGGGCCGGGTGTCGTTTGATTGCGATTGCGGCCGGCATCAATACTGGTACCGGTATCTGGCGACGATTGGCGGGTTTGCGCTGGACCCGAAAGAACACGCCTTTCCGAAGATCCGGAACCCGAAGCTGCAGGGCTGTTGCTGTAAGCATGTATTGAAGACCCTGGCGGTCCTGCAAATGCCGTTCGTGCAAAATCAGATCGCCAAGGAAATGCAGGCTCAGGCCAAGAAAAAGGGCTGGTTCAGCCGGCTTCTGCACGGGGAGCGCCCGACCGAAACCTTCATGGGCGGCGATGAGCTGAAAGCCTCTGAGGTCAGCGGCGATGCGAGCATTCAAAAGGCTTTCCGGGATCTCACGCGGGCGCGGGAGGGATTCGCCAAAAAGCTCAAGAGCATGTTAAGCGGCAAAACACGAAAGAAAACGGCGGCAAAGATGGCAGACATTACAGGCAAAGGGACCGTGGCCGAGAAGGTGGCAAAGGCGGAGATTGAAAGGCGGCGAAGGCTGGAAAGCGACGTGGCCGTGCAGAAGATGGCTACCGGGCTTGCCATAAAAGTGTACCGGGACAAGATGAGCCGGGCCGATGCGATCAGGGCGTATGCGGAGGAAAGCAAGATCGGCATGAAACAGGCGCAGGAAATGGCTAAGAAAATCAACATATGAGGCGGGCGGGATGAAGACAAGAGACTACAGGGATTTTAGCCGGGCCATGGCAGATGATTTCATGGTGTATGTGCGGAATCATCCGGACGCATTCGAGGCGTTGCTGTTCAAGCCGGATCAGGATTCGCCCGAGAAAACGGCCGTAAATACCGACGTGGTAGGGGCGCTGGAGGCGGAGGAAAGGGCGCTGGAATACCAGGACCCGGCAATCGTCAAGGTCGTTCAGATCCCGGATGAATTCCCTTTCGGGTCTGTGGATGCGGGCGGAGAGCCGGACGGGAACGCCGATCAGCCGGTCGTTTTATTGATCGGCGATCCCTCTGTGCCGAAGCAGAGCATTGTTCAGTACCGGGAATTTATCAACGATACGGATCTCCGGGCGGTTTCCCTGTACGTCATGAGAAGCGAAATCATAGGGGAAGCTCCGGGCGCGTGTGAAAAGCACTACTGCGTACCCTTCCAGGCTTTCGACTTCGAATACATTGAAGCGCCGGTTGCTGAAAGCCCGGCGGATGAAGCGGCGGACATCGGAGAGACGCCGACGCTGGCGGCCGGCGAGTTTGTTGTTCACGGGACCGACGATACGCACACCAAGAGCCAGTGGCAGGTCCGGACGGATGCCGGGGCCTACGATGATCCTGTCCATGACAGCGAGGCCTGCACGGATCTCCGGACGCATACCCTTCCGGCCGGAATTCTGGCGCCCGGATCCGACTATTTCTGGCGGGTGAGATACCGGGGCGCGGCCGGAGATCTCGAAGGCGAAACGGAAGTATGGTCGGATTGGTCGGAGGAAACACGATTTACCACCATGGAGGCGTTTTAAGTTGAGAGAAGAAGAAGGGTTAAAGTTCGATGCAGGTAAACAGCCTTGGTATGCGATGCCGCTGGAAATACTGGAACCGCTGGCAGACGTTTACGCGGCGGGCGAGAAAAAATATGAAACTTTCAACTGTCTAAAACCGTTCAAGAGTTCATCGCGGCGGTTTTTCGACGGCATGATGCGGCATAACCGGGCCAGCCAGCTTGACCCATTGGCGAAAGATCCTGAAACCGGGTGCTATCACCTGGCGCAGATTGCTTTCAACGCATTAATGCGGCTGCACCATGCGCTCCGGGAAGCCGGAGAAAAAGAGAGGGCAGAGACACGATGAGCAACGAATTTTCCGAGCTGCAGGCGGTTGATTTCGCCTTGGGCGCGTTTATCGCCGGGGCCCTGTCCGGCCTGAATGATCAGGCGGGGCCGAAAGCGTTCCGGGAGTTTCTTTCCCGGCCGGTTTCCAGGCAGGTATATCGGCACGATGCGGACAGCCCGGCCGAGTTCGTCAAGGCGTACCGGGCGGCGCAGGCGGCGCAAAGCACCGCGGCCGGCGCGAAGCTGAACCCGCTGGAGCTGCCATTGATCTACTATTTTCGCAAGCCCGGCATGACAAGCGGAGATGGGAGGGAGGTTACCCGGCGCGGCAAGTTCATGTTCGCCGAGCTGGAAGACGGCACCCTTGGCAACGCCTACAAGTTTGTGGTGTTGCCGTTGACGCTGGATTTCAAGTTGTATTTTCTGGCGTGGGATAAGCCGACCCTGGACAAGCTCCAACTGGCCTGGTACGCCTATTCAGCCCTGAACGACAAGTTCCCCTGCCTCTACCAGATAGGCGAAACGGACACGTTCGAGATTCCCGCCTACCTGCTGGACCACAAAGCCCCGCTGTTTGCCGACGAAAGCATTCCGCCGGGACAGGACGCAAGCCGGGTTTACGCCGTGTCCACCGGCCTGCAGATTGCAACGGACGTAATTTTCGGAGCTGGCGCGATTGCACCCGAAGAGATCACGATTAACGGCGCGTTGACAAACTACCTGGATTATGAAAGCGGAGCGCCCGTCAATGGCTGATAAACAGGAAGACTACCTCATCCAAAAAGTAATTCTGATCCGGGACGGGAAGGAAGCCGCCTCGTTCGATCTGTCGTTTCTCAAATCGGCAACCCTCATCGAGACCATGGATCTGTCAGGGCCGCGGTTGATGATGACCTTTGACGATCCGCATTCCATCATCCGGGACGATATGGGAGTCAGGACAAGAGACGCGCTCAAGATCCGCATTGCCGACGCCTGGGCGCGGGACGGGACGGATCAGACGATCATGTTCACCGTCTGGACCATGCCGAATGCCGGAAACATCGTCACATTGAACTGTATGCAGGCCGATGTCGACAGGTTGAAACAGCCCGCAAAACAAGCGATCCTGTTCACCAAGAAGCCCGTGGAAACCATCCTGAAAAAGCTGGCGCCCGGCCTGAAATATGACGTGGGCGCATTCCCCGTTGCGGACAATGCCCATTTGTTGCCGGGCGAGCGCCCTACCCGCTTACTCCGTCAAATGGCGGCCGAAAAAGGGGCCGTCTGCTTTTATCGGCGCGGGACGCTGGTATTCCGGAAATTGGCTCAGGATTTGGCCGTGCAGAAGGTGGAATATTCGTATGAATATGACAACCCGGCCGCGGCCAATCAGATAGTCCACTACACGCGATTGAACACCAAGGCCGTATTGCAGGACCGCGTGAACCGGCACCTGATCGGCTGGCACATGGTTGACGGCGTGATCAAGTCGGGCAAAAAGACACAAGACCCACCGGAATATGTTTCGGTTTCCAGTCTGGCGGCATTGCGGAACCTGGTTGAAATGCCCTACCCTGCTATCGATTACACGGCATTGGGCAACGGCCAGCTTATGCCCGGTATTCCGCTGGCACTGAAATGGAATACCGCCAAGCTCGACGCGCCCATTGACGAAAGTCTTCCGGAACAGGTGATCATCGGCACTGTGGCGCACCATTACGCAACGCAGAAATATCTGTGCAGAGTCAAGGGAGTTCTTCCACTATGAGCGACGAAAGTTTGAGGCAACAACAGCGACAGGACCGGGTCTACGGGGAGCATGTCGGACAAGTTGAGTGCATTGATGATCCCGACCGCCTTATGCGTGTGCAGGTCCGGGATGCGGTGATCCATACCGCGATGGTTCAGACGAAGGATCTGCCATGGGCCGAGTACAAACTTCCGGCCGGGGTCCGAGCCAATGACGGATACTTTACCCCGGTCGATGTCGGCGATTGGGTATGGGTTGATTATCCGTATGGCGGCGATCCCCGCAGACCCCGTATCACCGGCGCGGTGCATTACGCGCCCGGGAGCGTTCCCAATTTCCCGCACGAATCGTTTGCCGGACCCGAAAAGCTGGTACACAAAACCACCGGAGAAGAACCCGGGCCCACGGCGGCCGAGTATCACGCAGCGGGCGTCTTTACGCAGCACGGCGTCACGGTAGAGATCAACGAGGATCATTCCCTCACGATCACGCAGCGGGCCACAGGTACGGCTGTCAGGGTATCAGCCGTGGGAGATATCACCCTCCACGGCGAAAAGAACATCTTTGCATCCGCCATGGAAAACCTGAGAGCTATCATAGAGGGCGGCGCACGGGTCAATGTGGCCGGCAAGACGGAGTTGACCTCCATGGCCGGCGTCGACATCGATGGAGGATCTGCTGATCTGAGCGGAGTGGTGACGCAAGACTGCATATGCCCGTTCACAGGGAAACCGCATTCCGACTATTCGATCAACGTCACAGCATCGAAAGGATAACAGATGGCGTTAGATAAAAGCAGTTTGAAAGCCCGGATCATTGCCAACCTGGCAGCGCTCGGCTTCGACACTACGGCCAACGGCCGGGATGCCGGCAACTGGATGCAGGAATTCGTTCAAGCGGTGTCGGATGGAGTTGTGGATGAGATACAGGCCAATGCCCGGACCGCGATTGACAATGAACAGATAGAGTAAGACAAGCCTACCATTCCCGCCTACCCCTGCCCTGGCCGGCAAACCTGAAAGACGGTTTGCCGGCCTTCTTTTTTTTCATTTTGACCGAAAGGTCCGTTTTTAGGTCCAAAAGGTCCGCTTTTGGGTCATTTACTCAACTCCGGCCGTTCCCTATCCTCGCAGTAACAGGGCAAAACCATTGAGTTTTGCGAAACCAAACATTTTTTTACGGAGGCGAAGGGAATGAAAGCAAAATACAGCGAACGAGTAAAGTCGATCAACGACAAGGCGGCCCACATGAAAAACGCGCTGCTTTTTCCGGTGCTGGATCAGGGAACCGGCAGGTTCATCAGCGACAGGAAGGCGCGGGCGGATTGTCTGGAGGCGGCGACAAAGGGAACGATCTTCGAAAGTATTGGCAAAGGCGGGCCGATGGTCCAGGCGACCGGTTCGAATGCCTTGCGGCTGTTTTACGAACAGCGGGGCCACATGCCTTCCGACGAGCTTCTGGCATCCGTCTATCAGGCAATCGATAACGCCATATTCGCATCCGCTGGGCGCGGACGGCAGGAAGTCAGCGGCATGGTTCTGGAAGCGGCCAATATTTCCACCACCGAGGGCATCCTCATGCGAGATCGAATGATCGCCCTGATTCTTCCCGCCATGCTGATGTCGGTGACTGGCAATATCGTTACGCACATTCCCGGCACGTTCAACCAGAGCGAGATATTCAAGGTCCACCGCGTTGCGGCAAGCACCTTCGGCGACCTTACCGTCGGCGACCGGATTGACCACAATTTTTCCGGGCAGTATTCCAGCATGGATCAGCGATTCCTGACCGGAACCGGAGATGGAGAGGATACCGGATCCGCGGCCGAGTTCGACCTGAATTCCAATACCAAGTGGGGATCGGTACGGCCTTTCAAGAAAAAATCCATCAAGGTCTACCACGACCGCGACCTGGTAGCCGTGGATGACGGCATATCCGCCCTGCACGGCAGCTTTGTCGTTGGAGAAACCACGATTACGGTAACCGGCACGGTCAACTACGCAAGCGGCATCGTTCACCCCGTCTTTTCCACGGCTCCGGCAAACGGCATTGAAGTCCATGTCGGCGTGGATATCGACATCGAGAAAGATCCGACTCTGATCCCGGCGATCAATCACGAGATGGATTCCCGGACCCTGTACCCCCATGAGGCGGCCATTGAGGCGAGCACGACCCTGCAGTCTCTTTGGGGCCTGCGGCGTGAGTTCAACATGAATGCCGATTCCATGGCCATGCTTGCCATGCGGAACCTTCTGGCGGCCGACAAGGACCGCAAGCACCTGTCCGACATGTACTTTTACATGAAGGGGCAGAAGTCTTGGAACATGCACCTTGTCGGAGACATCTACTTCCAGGAGCACTATGAGACGGTGCGGCAGACCCTTCTGGAGGTCGACACGGCGCTCATGGCTCAGACCGGCAAGTCCGGCCTGGTCGGCATCGTGGCTGATTCCAAATCGGCAACCGTGTTCAAGAGCATGAAAGAACCCAACTTTACGCCGATTCCGGGATATGTCCGGATTCCTCAGCCGCATTTTATCGGTCGGCTGTTCGGCATGTGGGACGTGTACGAAGATCCTCAGAGAGCCACCGATTACAGTAGCCTTTGCTTCGCCAAGGGCCGCGGCATCGGCGAGGCCGGGTATGTCGCCGGCGACGCGATCCCCGCGATGGCCTTCAAACACGCCATGCAGAGTGATCTCAAGTACGAAAATACCCTGTGGGAACTGGCTTACCGCGACCTCAACCCGTTTGACGGACGCGAGTATTTCATGGAGCTGGTTATCACCGACACGGAATAAACCACTTTCCTCCCCCCTGGGTCAGGGAGTGCTAACCGGCGCTCCCTGACCCACAATAAAAGCCACCAAGGAGGTTCTTTTGAAAATCAGATTCGAGAATAGCAGCGTGTCGGGCGTGAGCCGGAGATACAGGGGCTTTTCCCTGGACATTCCGGGCCGGTCGGCCGTGACCGTCGATGTTCCGGCCAAGTATGTCAATGACGTGCTGGCGCACATAAAAAAGCGGCATCCCGCTGTGGTTTGCTTGCCAGGCAAACCGGTGGAAGCCGTGCCAGAGACGCCGGACGCTGAAAAAGAAGCCGACAAACCGGACGAAACCGGGGCCACCGGCGAAACGGAACCGGCAGATACGGGACCGGATGAAACGGAACCGGCAGAAACCGGGGCCGCTGGCGAAAAGGAACCGGACGAAAAGGAACCGGACGAAACGGAACCGGCAGCCAGCAAGCCGAAATCCAAGAAAAAGGGGAAAAAATAAATGAAATCAACAATCACGAATGCCGCCGAAATCACCGTTCTGCGGCTGATTGACAACACCTTCAAGACGGGCGGCGGTCCGGTCTCCGTGGGCGTTACCGCACTGGTAGCCAGTAAGGGCCCGGTCGGAGTCGTTACGCAGGTGCGAGACGACAACTGGGAGGACATTTTCGGAACTCCGCTTTCCCGGCGCTCTTCCAACATGGAAGGACTCCGGCACCTGGCCGATGCGGCCAAGGAATGCGATTACGTCAATGTGGTCCGCGTGGTCAAAAGCGATGCGCGGTACCCGTCCATGCTGGTCAAGCTGATTGACGATCATGGCGCGTGGTCATCCGGCCATGGGTATGTTGAGGGCGATGTTGTTGAGCTGAATGAAGTGAAGTACATCTGCATCCTGGGTCATACTGCCAGCGAAGAAAACGATCCGCCGAACGAAACGAACTGGGCCGTATTCACCACCACCATGGAAATCGGGCAGACCTCTGATGCGGACGGACACCCCTATGGGACGGCCTTGTCCCTGGGCGCCGGTTACGTCATGGAGATCTGGCCTATCGATGGAGATCCGAGCACGAACCGATCTGTGGAGATCGCAAACGTGATCACCGAAAAAGGCGCGTGGGCCGGGGCGACGGACTACTTGATCAATGACGTGGTTACCGTGACCGATGGAAGCCTGATCTGTATAAAAGCCCATACGTCTGTGGCGGAAGAAGCGCCGACGCTGGCGATTCCCGGAACCAACTGGAAAGTCTACAGGGGTGAATACGACGAACGGTTCACGGTCAACATCTACGACAAGGACGAAAACGGAGACGAATACGTTCTTGAAACCTATTCCGTGGGCCTGAATCCGGACGACAAAGACGACCTTGGCAGGCCGGCCTTCATTGAAACGGCGCTGGAGCAAAACAGCGACCGTTTCCGGTGCAATATTGACGAAGACCTGACCTGGGCGACTATTCAGCCCTCCTTGAAGTACGGACTGAAAACCGCATTTGCCGGCGGCACGAACGGAACCGATCCGGAAGCGGCTGACTTCATCGACGCCTGGGATCTGTTCCGCAACGAGACTTTCAGTTGCGACCTCATGTTTGCTGCTGGCAACTACGATGCGGCCGTGCTGGCAAACTGCATTGAAATTGCCGAAGAACGCCACTGTTCGTTTTTCTTCGATGTCAACCCGAACCTTCAATCCGATGCGGCGATTGCATGGATCAGGGGAACCGGGCTTGAGAGCCGTCAGGCGGCTGCCTACTACTGCCCGTTTTCCGCAAGGGATCGCTGGTATGACGGAAAAACCGTGTGGGGCGCTTCCGGTGCGGCCGTTGCGGCCTGTGCTATCGGCAACGCCAATTATTCCGGCGCAACGCCTGGCATCCACTATGCCCCGGCTGGCATCAACCGGGCCAAATTGAGCCGGACGAATGTGGCGCCCTTGTTCTCGGAAGATGTCATCAACCGAGACGATTTCTACGATGCCCGGATTAACCCGGTTATCAGCGGCGACAGCGGCGGCGCGGTGATCGATGACGCGCTGACAATTCACTACAAGCAGAATTACAGCCGGTTCATTTGGGTGAACCGAATCGCAAACTATATCGATCATCGGTTTGTCGAGGCGGCTGCCTACATGAAATTCGAGCCGGACGGCCTTACCAAAGCCGGCCTTACCCGCCTGACGAAGGAGATCCTGGACGATCTGGTCACTTCCGGGGCGCTGGTTAAGCCGAGAGACACGGCAGACGGAAACGAGCCGTACATTCTGACCGTGGCGCAGCAAGAAATTGATCTGTGGCTTGTGACCTGGGATTTCTGCCCGACGGGCGCGGCGCGGCGCATTGCGGGACAGCCCCGGCTTATTAAATAACAACCCGAGCAATCAACAACCAGGAGAATAGAGAAATGATTTTTGGCGATCAAGAAGCGGAAGCAATCTTTGGCGGCATGGTTTTGGAAGCGGCCGGCGGAAAAGATCAGAAAATTTTCGAGGAAGCTGCAAGCGCCGGCGCTGTCGGCGGGTTTGCTGGCACTCAGTTACGGTCTCAGGGCATGGCCTGCGCTCTGGCGTGGATCGAGAACGGCGACTATTCGGCCGGGGCGCTCCTGGATTCCGTTACCGTTATTGCGGATCTGGACGGCGACGATGAGCTGACCGAAGACGAAGAAGACTTTTACAACGAGCTGCTGGCCGAGGTCGGAGAGGCGCTTGTTGCACTGGGCGCAGACGCCGGCAATGTGCAGACCTTCATTGACGATGAAGACGATGACGAAGGTGAGAAGATCGGCGGCTTCCTGGCCGGGAAAATGGATGAGATCGAAGCCGAAGACGATGAGATCATCAGCAATTACGCACTCAACGAAGAGCCGGTCCTTGAATCGACCATCAAGGTTATCCGCGGCGGCAAGATCGTGCTGAAAAAGAAACGCACTCGGAGAGTCAAGCTGTCTGCAGCGCAAAAGGCCGGCCTCAAAAAAGCCCGAAGAAAGGCTTTTACCGGTGCGGCAAAGCTGGCCCGTAAAAAGTCCATGAAGCTGAGAAAAAAACGGGGCATGTAATTAAGTGGCCCTGACCGAAGCCGAGAAACAGACCGCCCAAGGCAATTCTGAGAGCCTGCAGGTGTACGGGAACGCCGACACGAAGGTAAGCCCGTACCTCAAGGCGTGGATAGCGCAGCCGGACTGGGACGGCAAAATCAGCACTTGCGTGGTCGGTCTGATCGGCCCCGGGACGGCGCGGTCCCTCCAATCCAAATGGAGTAGCCCGTTCGAGCAAAGCAATGTCGGCGGGAAGTTCGAAAAAACGGCCGGGATCGTCCAGGCGCACACAAGCCGGACCTCCATATCGACGTTTTCCTCTACGCAGATTTGGGAGGGGAACGCGCCGAGCGAGTTCAATCTGACGCTCCTGTTTTATGCGTTGAGCAATGCGAAGCAGGAAGTCATGTACCCGCTGAGAGAATTGGAGGCGATGATGGGACCGAACGTCGAGGCCGGAGAGCCGGATCTGGACGGGACGGAATCGGCGGTAGAGCAGTACATGGAGGTGCTAAAGTCCACGGCCAAGAGCCTCATGCCGGGCGGGCGAATCCCGCAGCCGGTCATGCTCAACATAGGCCGGACCATGCTGATTCCGAATTGCGTCATAGAAAGCATGTCGGTCCCACTGGACAAGGAACGGACCAAAGACGGGGATCTGGTAAGGGCAGAGGTCACACTGACCATCGCCACCAAGGTCATGCTCAACCGGGATAACATCAGGCAAACCTGGCCGTAATCAGGCCAAGAGAAAGGATAACAGGATATGGCAAACATATCTAACGTGAACCAAAACGTCCCGCTCGTGAAAGGGTCGTACAAGAAGATGGTGTCCCTGGGCGAAGGGGCCAAGGGCGACGATTTCCGGATGGTGATCGAGCGCTATCCGAATCTGGAGTACCTCGTTCAGGCAACTCAGCTTCCGGGCCTCAAGCGGGAAATGATCGAAACCAAGGGACCGCATGGCGTCATGTTCCAGCAACAGGGGAACATCATGAACGCCCAAGATATCACGATCACTTTCAAAGAGGTCATTTCCGGAAAGGCTCTGGCGGCGCTCCGGGATTGGGTGAAAAACAAGCGGTACCTGCGAATCAATCTGGCCTTGGTGTCGGAAAGCCAGCCCGAGTCAACGGATCCCGGATCCTTTACCCTGGAAGACTGTTGGATTGAGATCGACGGCATTGATCTGTCGGTCGAAGATACCACGGTGCTGGTAAAGCCCACGGGTACGATTCACGCAAACTGGATCAACTGGCCGGGTGACGAAGAGGAAGAAACGCTTGCGTGGGAAGATTAATCACCAATGACGCCGAATGAGCTGCTTGATGAAGTCAAGGCCTTGTTTCAGGTCGTGTATGTCGAGCCTGCCAAGCTGGCAATACTCCTGAAACAGGCTATCCGGGCCTACCAGGACAAGGCTGGCGTTGTGCGAACCGTGCAGATGTCCGCCGACGCGGCCGAAATGGCGCGGCCGGCGGACCTTCTTGAAGTGATCTCGGTTGCGGATGCGGAAGGCCGCTGGCACCAATGGGAGGTAAGCGCGGAATCCATTTCCGTGGTTGAATCCCTCCTGAAAAGCGTCAAGCCGTATTCGGTGTCGTATTTTGCCGATCTGTCCGGCATTGACCCGGCCGCGGGAGCCTTGCCGGATGAGTCAATAGGCCTGCTACGCGATTACCTGGAAGCCCTGATAGACATTCCCAACACGAACCGGGCGCGGCAGATTGCGCTTGCTACCGGAGTGCAGACCGAATTTCCTTCCGGCGAAGAGCTGAGAGCCAGAAAAGAGGCGATCGAGCTTGCCATGGAAGAAGCGCAGGCTCTTTTGCCCATGATGACGGTGTATTGATATGTCTTACGTCGAAGATCTTAATTATCGCCGGTTGATGGTCCGAAGCCTGGTGCAGACGCACTTTCAGGAAGGCTGGCAGTTCCGCCTTGACATCGATGACCCGGCGACGCCCGAAGACTTCGAAATCTACGTCAAGGACATATCTTTCGGTCCCATTGAGATCGAAACCGAACCCTTCAAGGCCGGAATGCAGACATTGACCTTTCCGACCGGCACGGGGGCGGTCGGTCTGGCAATGACGATGCGGGACAACCAGGACAGACGCATTTATGACTGGTTTGCCGCATGGTGCGGGCAGATGGTCAACGATGACGGGACGGTCAACCTGATATCCGAATACGTCAAAAAAGTGGAACGGGTCAACCTGGCAACGGATGAAGTCCAGGATACCTGGTTCATGTTTCCGATCCGGATGGGCGATATCACCGAGGCGGTGGATGCGGAAGGGTTTGCGGAATTTCCGATATCTTTCATTCAATTCAGATCATGGGGGGAATAGTTGATAACACCATTTACCTTGCCGTCGAATCCGAGCATTCAGGTCAGCCTGAGAGAGGCGACGGTTGCCGACGCGATTGACTTTGCGGACGTGGACGAACGGCACGAAGAAGAATTGGCGACGCTTTTTTTGACGCGAATGCAGGAGGGCGCCGTTCACGATCCGAAGAAATGGACGGGGGAAGACCGGCGCTTTGCCCTCTACTGGTATTGGCTGCATACGGCCAAGGATCATGATGTCGCCCTGACCTACCAGTGCGATCATTGCGGCGAAAGTCATACCTGCCTGCAGGATTTCAGGAAGCTGGCCGAAGCGTACACGCCGATTGACGGTCCGGCCGAACGGTCCGGCAACTGGCGGGGTGAAAAGTTCACCGTGAAACCGTTGACCGGCGCAAACCTCGAAGCCCTGGAACGCATGAAGACGGACGTTGACCTTTTGGGGAAGGGGCTGGCCTCAATGCGGATCGAAAGTCTGATCCTGAGCGTGGCGTTTGGCGGAAAGAACCGGAAAGAGACGCACCAGCGGATCGTGGCGATGTCCCTGGATGAGTTTGCCGAGTTCGCCGAGCTGGCAACCGGAATGCGGGCCGAAATGAAGCACGGTCTGGACGGCGAATACGAAGACGGCCGGTTTTACCTGCTTATACCCGCTCACGACTGCCCGGCAAAGGAGGGGGCAAAGACGCGCTTGCGCTATCCCTTTCGGAATAACGACTACATTCCAGGTTTATAGCGAATGGTCCTGGAACGTCATTGTTGAAAATCTGTGCCTGTATGGCGGGCAAACGATTGATGGATTGAGACGGACGCCGGCCGGGCAGGTAATCACCCTGCACGATGCGCTGAAACGCAAATTGAAGAAAAGGGCTTGAGGATGACCGAAGAAGGCAAAAAAACCGCAACTGGTTCCGTTACGTCGCTTGCAGGCAGAGACAGCGGCAAGGCGATGGTTGCCTTCTATGATGTCCTCAAGAAGATTGAAGAGACCGAAGCCAAGGCGGTCATCCCTCTATTGAAGCGGATCGAGAAAAACACGGCTGGCCTGCAGAAGTCTGCCCTTCCGGGTCCGGCAAATCCGAAAAGCCCGAAGGCCGCTACCGCTGCAAAGTACAATATCCCCAAGTATGCGTCGATGCCGAGAGCCGCGGCGGCGATTAAAGAAAAAACTTCGAAGAAACCGGCAGGCCGGCGCCGGGCCCGGGTCGCTGAATCCAAGGAAGCCGGAAGCCGTAGCATTATTGCGGACGCCGAGGATAGCGTCATTACGGACCCGATCAAGGTTGTAAAGCCCGGAAAGAAGCCGGCACCCGAAGGAAAGCGAAAGCGGCGGGATGCGGCAGCCGAGACCGAAGAGATCTTATCTCAAGGAGAAACGGAACCGGTCAAACGCGCAACTCGAGCACGGCGAAAACCGGCCGGCGTTGAGCTGGCGGAATCCGAAGGAAATAACAAGCGGGACGCAAGCGGCCGGTTCATCGGAAAGAGCAAGTCGCAGGAAGCCCGGGAAAAGCAACGCGAAGAGGCCGAAAAGAAGTCAGTGCTGCAATCCCTGAAAGACGGTTTCGATACGGTTACCGGGGGCGGAGGCCGCAGCGGGGGCGAACCGGGAGCGATTGAAGGCGCGGCAGGAACGGCCGTCGGCGGGGCGGTGTACGAGGCCGCCATTGAGATGAAAGAAGCGCTGGTCGATGCGACGGGCGAAGACGGGATACTGGGAAAGGTTGCCGGCAAATTTGGCCGTCGGTCCGAAGATGAGGATGAAGACGAAGAGACGGCGGCAGAGGCGATAGCGGCCGTCGAAAAGGAAGACAAGAAACGCCATAAAGAGCTGATCGATGCCATCAATGGCGGCGGCGGAGAAACCGAACCGGGCGGAAAAAGCGGATCCGCCCTCAAATCCGTAAAGGACAAGGTTTCCGGGCCGTTTAGAAACATTGGCGGCAAGGTTAAGGCTGGCGCTGGAATGCTGGCCAGTGGGGCTATGGCGGCGGCCAAAACGTTGCTTCCGGCGGCAGCCGTGGCGACGGCAGCGGCGGTCGGCGTTGGGATTGGAACGGCAATAGACAAGGGTATCAGCAAGGTCGGAGAAAAGGTTACCGGTAAAAAGGGCTGGAGCATCGGCGGGCAGGTTTACGACTGGACGCACAAGGACGATGCCGCGGCATCATTTGAAAGCGGGCGGGGCAAAAAGACCCTGGCGCAAAGGGCCGGGACGATCAGCTCAGGGGAAGGCGACCGGGGCGGCAAGTCTTACGGAACCTATCAACTGGCCTCAAAGCTCGGAGAGGTAGAGCGGTTCCTGAATCAATCAGGGTACGCGTCTCAGTTTTCGGGCCTCAAGGTCGGGTCAAAAGAGTTTGATGAAAAATGGAAGTCCACGGCCGAACAGGATCCGGAATTCGCCAAAGCCCAAAAGCAGTACACCCTCGCCACCAAGTATGCGCCGATGATGAAAAAGCTGGCCGACGCCGGCATGGATCTGTCCGGCAAGGGCAAGGCCGTACAGGAGATGGTGCTTTCCACGGCAAACCAGTACGGCGCGAACAGCAATGTGATCGAAAGGGCGCTGAAAGGCAGGGACGTTGCGGCGATGTCCGAGGCGGATATCATTTCGGCCGTGCAGGATTTCAAGGCGCAACGCAACAAGTTGGATTTCCGGAATTCGTCTCCCAAGGTGCAGGCCGGCGTGGCCAAAAGAATTCAGGAAGAAAAAGAATTCCTTCTGGCGGTTGACCGAATCGACAAGCAGAAAAAGCAGCAAGCCGGAACGCAGGCGCAAGTTGCGGCAGCACCGGAACCGGGCATCAAACCGGTGGAAACGGCCGCCGGTCAACCTGCTACCGCTCCGATAACTTCCGAATCCCGGCAGGTTTCACAGACGGCGCCGGTTGCAACGGCGACGGAACCCGTTAAACCGGCAGAGACAGCCGGCAAAAAAAAGAAAACAAGAAGGCAGATCGTTCTGGCCGAAACCGCACAGGCCGAAGAAACGCCGATTCAGACAGCCGGAGGGGAACCCGTAATAAAACCGGCCGTACCGGAGCGCATGACGGCCGCGATCCCGTCAGGGAACAGCTTTGCGCTGGCCGGGAAGCAAGCGGCGGCCAGCCCCGCACAAGGATCGGACAATACGGCGGCTGCAATGCTGAAAGCCGTCGAAAGCCTGAATGCAACGGTTTCCAAGATGCAGGGGAAAGACAAGAAGGGCGCGGCCTCTCAACAGATACCGACCGAATTTGACGACACCATGCTGACCCTCATGGCTTATGACAGGATATGACTATGGGAACGTACATTGAAGAGATCGATCGCCTGATAGGCCTGAATCCGAGCACAGAGGTCAAGAAATACGACGATGACGACGCGCTGCAGGAGCGCATACGCGAATGGCTGGAAACTCCGCAGGGAACCCTGGCGGACCTTCCGGCGTGGGGGCATAACCTGAGCGCGATGAAGCACGAACCCCAGGGAGTCAATCTTGAGGTCATGGTTGAGATGAGCATTACCCGGAAAATGCCGCAGGACATAGACAATCTGGTTATTTCCGGCGTCAGGGTTGAGTTCGAGGAAATCGACCTGTGCAAGGTTTCAATCAACCATCGCCTTGGCGCATTCGAAGATAGGATAGGCCTGTGATCATAACAAAAGAAGCAGCGATTCAGAAGTTCAGGGACATTCTTTCGGTCAAAACGGCATGGAAGATACTCGCAAAGTCGCAGTTCCTCAATCACCTGGCCGTATTCATGAGCTGGGTGTTGCGGGAAGCGCTCTGGAAGATCGAACGGACCTACCAGGAATATTTTCTGTCCACGGCGCTGAACGCATCGAGCATCCGAGCACACGCCGAAGACAGGGCCTACCTGCCCCGCAAAAAAACGCCGGCATCCGGGGCCGGGACGATCAAGAACAACGGGACGGTCGCGGTTTCCCTGCCTTCCGGACAGGCGCTTTCATCGGATGCGGACCTGGACTATGTGACGGACCGGGCGCTCTTGATTGCTGCAGGCGTAACGGCCGCGGTCGAATTTATTCAGAAAACCCGGCTTGAAGCGGTCCATACCGTAACCGAAGAGAAGGCGTTTTATGAAATCGTGTTCGACGAAGACCTGAGCGGAGAACTGACGGCCGAACAGGCGGCAAAGATCTGTAATTTTACGGTCTATGTGAATGTCAACGGCGGTCTCGGATACGAGCTGTGGGCGTATTCGAGGCTGTTCCAGAACGCCTACCCGGGCGATCAGGTTTACGACGAATTTTACGCGCATACCGGCCAGACGGGCATCCGGTTTGGAAACGAATATGTCGGCGAAGTCTTGCCGGTCGGCGCTCTGGTGAAGATCATCCTGGAACTCACGGACGGCGACACGTCTCTTGCGGAAGGGCAACAGCTTGCCCTGGTGGGCGAGGTTCTGGACATGGCCGGGCAGGTTGCGGACCTGACTATCACCGCCACCGAGGCCGTCACGGACGGGCAGGACGCCGAACCCATAGAAGAGATCCGGAATAATCTGAAATACTGGCCTGTCTATAACGAAAAGCTGGTGTGGCGGGACGATTACATATTTTTCATCAAGCAGGCCGTTGCCGATATCCTGTGGCTCAAGGTGTGGGGAGAGACAGAGATGGAGGCCGCCTATGGGCCGAACGTCCTTTACATCAATAAAATTTTCGTCACGGCCTATGCGGCGGACCGGACCGACCTGGAAGAAGAGATTTTCGAACGGCTGAACGAGCTGTCCATACTGAACCGCAAGTTTGAATGGGTTGAACCCGCCTTTTCGACCTTCTCCCTGACCATTACGGGCAAGGTTGCCAGCAGCGTTGTAATCGCCGACGCACAGGCCGCAATCATAGCGGCGCTGACAGAGAATTACGGCAAGGATTCAGCTTCGCGGCTGGAAGAGGTCCGGGTCAAGGACTTTTACAGCATCATCGACGGGACCGGTTACTTTGATGCGGCCGGGGCCTACTTCGAAGTATCCCATTCAGGCGTCACAGAGGCAACGGACCTGCACGAAATGGTGCATATCGACATGGATACCACCACAATCACGTTGGAATACATATGATTGACTGGCTGAAAAAGCGGCTGTCGCCCGTAAAAAAAGACACTTCCCGATGGACCGAGCTTGCGGAGGCCATTCAGGAGTTTGTCGAGGCGAACTTTGACCCGTCGTTTGACCGCCTGACAAATGCGAGATCGATTTATACGGCAGAGTCGGACGATCAGCTAAAGATCCTCGTGGAGCTGGGCGGGTATTTCGAGTCCGATATGCCAGAGGCAAACCGGCCGATCCTGGTATCCCAGCGGAAAATGGAGTTGATGCAGAAGGAGACCGATGTTCCGTTGCGGGCGACGATACAGCGGCTTGGAATCGATGTGGAATGGAAGCCGCTCTACATGCTTCCGGGCGCGGTTTACGGGGATGCCTTTTACACGGAAGATCAGCTTGGCGCATTGAGCGCGGATGAATGTCTTCTGACCTCCAGGGGGTGCCTGTCAATCGACATCTCGGCGGACCCGATATCAGACGCGGAGGCAACCTTGGCGATTGTGCGGTGTATGCAGGTATTGCCGCTGCATATCGTATTCGACCGGTTCCGCTACTATGCACAGATAGCGACCATCCGGATGCCGAGAATCGTCATTGGAGAGTTGAGCGAGGAAACAATCACCGTCAACCCGTACACCCTGCAGGCAATTACGGCAGGGGATACGCGGACGAAATTCGGCAGCGGTTTTATGGCGTATGAGACGATAGAAACCAGACCACCGGCGTAAGAGAAAGGAGCAAATCATTGGCGGATTTTTATAATATCTTAACTTTGCTTGGAGAGGCGGAATATGCCGAGGCCATAGCGGGGAGCACAGTCGTAAATCTGACGCATGTGGTTTTAGGCGACAGCAACGGCGCTTATTACGAGCCGAACAGGGGGCAGAATTCACTGGTAAACGAGGTGTATCGTGCGGGGATCAATTCTATCACCACCGATCCCGAAAATCCCGGATGGGTGATAATTGAGCTGGTTGTCCCGGCGACGGAAGGCGGATGGTGGATCCGGGAAGCGGGAATCATCAGCGTCACCTCGAACCTGTTTGCTGTCGGAAAGTTCCCGGCAACGTACAAGCCGGTTTTTACCGAAGGCGCGGGCAAAGAGCTGATCATCCGATTGATCTTCGAGGTTGCCAGCACCGAAGTGATCAGCCTGGTCATTGACCCGAACATAACGGTTGCCAAGGTCTCGGACATAGAAGATCACAACGAGGCCGTTGACGCACACACCGATATCCGGACCAAGATAGGGACCGACATCGGTACGCACAACACGTCTGGAACCGCACACACCGATATCCGGACGGCGATCAACACAAAAGAATCTCTGTGGGTGACGGAATCCGCAGAGATCGCCCGCGTGTCTGACGCGCAGTTTACCGTTGCGGGCGATAAGACGGGAACCTACACGAAAAACAGGGCGCTTTTTCTCGATCAGACAACGGACGCCTACGGCTATGTAAAAGAGCCGTCAACATATTCGAGCGGTACCGAACTCACCACCGTCACGGTCCGGGAATGCACTGTTGATGCGGGACTGTCCGCTGTCAAATACGGGCAGGAAGTGGCAAACGCACCCAAGCGGGTAGACGATCTCTTCATTACCTCAACGGGAAGCGGTAACGCCTATGTGCTGACCCTGGTTCCCGCGATCACCGCCCATGTTCCCGGTATGCCGGTCATAATGAAGGCGAATCACACAAACACCGGCGCGGCTACGGTAGCGATCAACGGCATGGATGCCGTTGCAATCAAAAAGAATGTCGGCACGGCGCTGGCGGCCGGGGACATAGTTGAAGGGCAGCTCATCATACTGGCGTATGACGGGACCAACTATCAGTTGATCAACAGTCACATTATGGAACTGGCCTCATCGGCTGAGATCCTGGCCGGCACGGATGCGGTTAAGGCGGCAACGGCGGCGGCATTGCTGGCGGGACTGCTTGGGGCTGGCAGTACCGCGGCTGCAGGCTATGCGACGATCCCGTTTCGCGATGCCTCGACCGGTGAGCGGAAAAATATCATCATTCAGTGGCAGATTGTTTCGATGACAGAGGCCGGGAACACGGTTCAGACGTTTTCGCGGCCGATGACATTCCCGAATGGCGTCTTAATGGACATGACATGTGACACGACAAGCAGCGGTGGGGGTGCCTTGCCGGTAGGAGTGGTGAATAGCTCGTGTTCGGCCTCGCAGGTTGCGCTGACCGGAGCCAGTGCAACGGTCCTGAATGCTGTCAATGTCATTTCGGTCGGATATTAAGGGGGCAATTATGTTCTATGCAGAATCAACACGCGGTTTTTACACGCCCGAGATTCACGGCAACAACATGCCGGAGGATGCGGTCGAGATAACGAAAGAGGAACATGCTGCTTTGCTGGCGACCCAAGCCGAAGGCAAAACCATTCAGGCAGACGATCAGGGGCGGCCCTTTGCGGCTTTCCGGACCTATACCCTGGGAGAAACCCGGTCCAACAAACTGGCCGCCCTGGCAGCATACCGGTACGAGCGTGAAACGGCCGGAATCACTATCGGCGGGGCAACGATCCGGACGGACCGGGAATCTCAGGCGATGGTAAGCGGGGCAACGATCTTTTCCGACGCGAATCCGGTCGCCCTGATTGACTGGAAGGGCGCAACTGGCTGGGTGCAGATCGACAGGGCAACGCTCCTGGCTATCGGCCAAGCGGTTGGATCATACGTCCAAGCCTGTTTCAGCTTGGAGCGGGTACATGCTGAGGCGATCGGCGCCCTGGAAACCGTTGCGGAAATTGAGGCTTACGATTTTACAGCCGGCTGGCCGGCATAGAAGGAGGGCAAACGTGGCAATTACTATCGATTTTGAAAAGTTCAACAAGGTCGGACTCAAGCCTATTCTGAAAAAGTTCGAAAAAGAGGGCTTGATGGTCGGAGAGGTGGAAGCGACCGACAAGGCGAAGCGGGAATCCGGATTCCTGGTAAAGCAAGCTCTGATCAACTTCGAGTCGGGCCAGAAACTTCTGGTTAAGGCGAAGGCCGGCGGCGGCATTTTCCAGGTCAAGCTCAATAACAAGGTGCTGGCAATCAAGAACGTCGATGATCTGGACAAGGCGGTCCGGGAAATCATTGATTATGTGAACGACAACGAAAAGAACTACCTGAAACAGAAGGAAAAGCAGCTTGCACAGATCAAGGTGAAGGTTCCGAAAATCAAGGCGGTCAATACCAGCGTGGCCGAACAGATTACGCGGCTCCAGTCCTCCCTTGCAGAAATATCAGCCGCAAACGAGGCTGTAAGGGCGCAGGTTGTTGAGGCCGAGACGGTGAATACGCAGAAATCGGACGCCGTGGAAGCCCTGAACAGGGAGTATCAAAACCTGGTAGCAGTCGGAAACGCGCTGCAGACCGAATACGATCAACTGAAGGAGGCGGCATAACCAATGAATCCTATCACGGAAGGCCATAGAATCACCCTTGGGTATGACTATTTCGCACAGGGCTTTTCCCAGGCCCAGCTATCGGAAGCCTATTACAGGCTGATCGCCGACAAGGGGCAGGAACGGCTGCTTTTCGAGACGGCCACCATGGATGAGGTCAATGAGGTCTACAGCCCGGATGACGACGAAAACGACCGGATGACGACCGAGGAAATTTTTGAAGCGATCCGGATACAGAAGTTTGCCCGCACGGAAAAAAAGATGCTGGCACTGATCCGCGTACTCAACAGCCACATGAAGGACAAGGGCATCGAGGCGCTTGTTCCGGAAATTGGAAAGCCGCGTAAGTCCGGCCTGTTTGCAACCGTCACCGTACAGATTCCCATGAGCGACGGGCAGGTTGTCAGCATCATTTTCCACAGCCCGGACGGCGATAACAAGAAGATCCTGGCGGACGATGAGATCATCGCCTTTCGCTGGCTTCTCAACAAGCGGGACATTACTCAAGTGGTATCTCCGGAAGGTAACGCAGAGGTCAGCCTGCAGGAGATCGGCAAGCGGATAACGCAGTTGGTCGAAAAGAATTCCGCACGGTTCCAGGCGACGCAGAAGGCGCTTATCGAGCAAAGAAAACAGCTCGAAGAGGTCAAGACCCAAGCAGAGGCCGAGGCAACGCAGAACACCGAACTCAGGGACAAGTTGCTGACCGCCCAAGCCGACGGGGAAGACATGGAAGTGCAGGAGAACAGCCTGAGAAACCGGATCGAAAAGCAGAAGATTTTCAACAACGATCTGCAATCCAAAATCGATGCCCTGAAAGCCAAGCAGGCCGGCAATAAAGGCAAGCCGGAAGGCGGCAGCACCCTTGAGGAAAAGATCCGGGCAAAGTTCGAGGGCCGGACAAACGCCTCGCTGAAAAAGGCGCTGGAAACCAAGAAGGGCAATATCGACGACGAATCCATGGAATTTGACCGCAGAATGAAAGCCGAAGGCAAGTTCTGGCGGTTTGGGCCGGGCGACAAGGTTAAGGTCTTCAAGCCTACAGACGATCCGGTAGGCAACGAAGTATGGAGGGTGGGCGAGGATTCCATCAAGACTTTGTCAGAAGCGGATTTCAATAAGATTTACGACAAGCTGGAAGACGAAAACTACCATTCGGAAAACCTGATTTTCCTGGCGAAAAGGAAGGGTGAGTATGAGGATATGGAGGAAGCCGCTGATCTTTATAAGAAGCAAAAATCCGCCGGCTCGTTGACGGAAGATCTGAGAGAGCGAAGATATGCGTTGATGACCAAACTGTTGGGCCCGGGACCGGATAAAAAAGAGACCGGCACCCCTGCCCTGCAGCCGGCAGAGGAAAAGGCCTGGAAAGAATCCGGCGCCGACGATAAGGCAATTGACGCGATTGCCAAGGCGGGCGGTTACGACGCGATCCTGGCGGACGAATCAAAACAGATCGCGCTGCAGGACATTCTCGATCCGGCCATGGCCGAGCGCCTTTTCAACGTCAGGGCGCAACTCCAGAATTTAGGATGGGAGATAAAAGGCAACGGCTCGGATCTCTGGTTTACCGTCAGTTTCGGGAGACAGCACCGGCTGTCTCATGAGGTCAAATCTGTCGGCGCTGGCCGGAATGTGGTTGCGATTACCTGGGTTCTGGACGGAAAGCACAAATACCCGGACGGCATGAGTCAGTCGGTAACAGGCATGGCATCAACGATAAATAACGCCATGTTTACTGAGGATCAACGGCAGCGGGGAGGTCCGCTTGTGGCTCTCACCGTGCTGCCAGATGGGTGGGAAAAAAAGCAGGAATTCGACAACCAGATTAACTACAGCAACGGCAAGTATGAGGTCCACGTTTCGACCTCCACCGATGGGTTCCGTGTGACCTTACAGGATGGCAACCAGGTATTCAACCACGTTGACGCAAAAACCATTACCGATGCGAACGATCTTGCGTTGCAAACGATGGATAAAGCGGAAGCCTTAAAGGCCAAGTACTTGGAAGAGATAGCGAAAAACGAGCCGCCGGAGCCTTCAACTGCCCCGGAACAGCCGGCCATTGACATCTTGAACGGCATCGTTGCCGGGAAGTACGGCAAGGACACCAAGGCCATTGACAAGGCGCTGGACGATGCCGCCGGCCAGCTTGAAAAACTGGGCTTGATGGAAAAGTACGACGCGCTTCTGAACGAGTCGGCGGATGCGCTCACGGTCATCTTGAAGGAAAAAGCCAAGGGCCTGACTGAAAGCGCGGCGGTCCCGGATCCGGACGAAGATCAAATCTTAGAGGGCGGAACAAAAAGGAAGCCGGGGCAGAAACTCTTTAAGGATCTGTCAATAGGCGAATTCTTTGATTTTATAGATGACGCCCGCGTAGGCTACAATTCGTTTTTCAAGACCTGCAAGAAAACCGGGGCGCAGGCCTATGTTGATTCCGACGGCAAAAAGTACCGAGTTGGCTCCATAGGTGCCGAGGTATTCCATGTCGGCGAAGACTGTTTCGAGAATGCGGCGGTTCCGGATATGGATGAAGATCAACTTTTCGAGAAGGCCAGCAAGGGCGGTCTTCCGGGCTTTGCGGAATGGAACATGATGGCTGGTGGCACGGGCGCGGCGCCCGGCAAGAAGAGTTATGGAATCGTTGTCGGCGGGGGCGCTGGGCCGAACAAGAGCGTAAAGTACAGCGTGGACCCGATCAGCGATCAAGGCGGCAGGCATATGGGCTATACGGCTTGGGCTTTCGGTCTTCCCGGGGCATCCGGTTACAGGTGGATCAGGAAAGACGGGTCACTGAGCGGAGCGGGCGCAAGCGCCGAGTTCAGATCTCCGCAAGAAGCGGTCCGGGCCTGCCAGAAGGTACATGAAAAATTTGTAACAAAACAGGAAAGGGGGGACGCTGAATAATGGCACTTTCATTCTCTGAAAAAAGATCCCTGCAAAAAACGGTGGACGAAAAGCAGGCGGAGCTTGAAGCCGGCAGCCTTTCCTTTTCCGCGAAAAGAGCGGCGCAGCGGGACCTGGACGAAGCGCTGGTAAAACTCGGAAGCGCGGCGGGCCCGGCCACCACAACCGATGTCAACAAGATCATGCCGCTGATTCAACATTTTATCGGCCGGTCGCAGCTCGCGGCCATGGGCAGCGGCGCCCGCGGCGAAGAAGGGCAATTCTTCAAGGACAAGTTCCTTGAGATCGCAAAGACGATTCAGGACATGCCGGCAACCTACCAGGCGCGGGAAAAAGGGAATAACGCGCAGGCCGTTCTGCATTATTTCAAGGGCGGGTCCGACTGGTACATCATCGAAAAGGACAAGGAAGAGTCGCAGGATCAGGCCTATGGCTATGCGATCCTTAACGGCGATACCGAGATGGCGGAAGTCGGCTATATCAGCATTGAAGAGCTGATAGAAAACAACGTGGAGCTGGACCTGTATTGGACGCCGAAAACACTGGGGCAACTCCGGAAAGGCAAGTCCGAAGACGACGAAGGCGGAAACGAAAGGAACGACAAGCAAAGAATGATCGACGCCATTGTCGGATACGGCGGAGAGCTGCTTAGGGCGGAAACGCCAAGCGATTTCTTTCAGAATTTTTCCATCAACGGCGTCAAGGCCATGATAGAGCTGAAAGGCAGCGGGTTTGTTGTTCACTACAACGATACCGATGGCAATTCCGTGACAACCGATTCCTATATAAATCCCGACGATGCGGTAGGGGACTTTTACAGGGACATTAAGCAGCAGCCGAAAAGCCAGAAACTCGCCGACCTTCTGGCCGGCAAGTACAACAGCGAACCGCCCGAGGGCTTCCTGAAACTCCTGAAAGACATCATCGAAGAGATCAAGGACATCGAACCCATCAAGGCGCCGACGATCGCTTACATCGAGGCGAACAAGGACAAGGTTTCGTCTATCATGGAAAGCGCCCTGCGCGAGGTTTTCGGCAGGCTGTGGGGGGCGGCGGCATGAAGCGGAGCATAGTCCTTATCTTGTTGATTCTCTTGTTTGCGGCGCCCGTGCAGGCGAAACATGCAGCCCTGGAAAAAGAGTACCAGGCGCAATGGTGCTCCGAGCACGGCGGCGTCTGTGAGCACGTTCTACCGGACAGCGCCCGCGTGGATTGTCTCATGGAAGCCTATGCGGTCGAATTCGACTTCGCGCAAAAGTGGGCCGAAGCGGTCGGGCAAAGCCTGTATTACGCGGCCATGACCGGGAAAAAACCCGGAATCGTGCTGATCATCGAACAGCCGGGGGATGTCCGTTATCTGGACCGGTTGAAGGTTCTGGCGATTACATACGGAATCACAGTCTGGACGATGGAACCGGGCGAACTGCTACCTTAACGACAGGACGATTAATGATTCTGGAATCAAGTGCGGATTGGAAGGCGGCCGTTCGTTCGGCCGCTTCCATAGATGATATTTTCGACGTGTTTTCCGGGCTGTTTGGCGGGCCCGGCGGCCTGGATTTCAAACAGGCTTTTCAGCGGGCCGGACGGTTAAAGCGGGCGGTGGAGATCCTGAAAGATAAAGAAGGCTCCGGCGTTGTTGAGCGTTATGATGCGGCTGCATATGCCTTAAATAATGTAGAGCCCTGGATTATATCCATGGCCGGGCTGAAACAAGAAGAAGCCCGCGACGCGCTATGGTACAAAAACCGGCCGGAGCTGAATGAAGTGGGGCGCCACTTGCGAACCGTCAACACGGAAATCGGAGCCGTGATGCTGGCGGAAGCCGGGGCGGAAATCGCTCTGGAAAAACGGCAGGAAATCAACAACCGGCTGAAAACGATTGAAGCGAAACGTCAGGCCGCGGTGAGTAGCGTTCTGGACGCTCACGACAAAGAGGTAGAGCGCGTCAAAAAAGAATATGGCATAGCGGCGCTGCAGAATGAATATGATGATTTCTATGCTGGCATGAAGGATTTCAGATTTGCCTGGGCCAACCGGCCCTATGACCTAAATCAGCCTCCCTTTTCTTCCGGTGATGAGCGGTTTGAATACGAAAAGGCACAAAGTGCGAAATGGAATGAGCTGTGCGAACAGCAAACCGCCATTTTAGAGAAGTTGAGAAAACTGCGCGATGAGCATGTCTGGCCGTTGCTTTCCAGACGGGATAAGGACATTGAGGCTTTGGAAAAGTCCTTTCTGGAAGAAACGGATGGCCCGAAAAAGGATCTGAAAGAACAAACCGCAAAATTTTCTGAGTCCGTGAAAAAAGCCCTGTTTAAAGAATCTCCGGTTTCCGAGAAAGAGGCGACCGACTGGGCCGGCAGGCAAAGCATTGATAAGGCGGCGATTCAGCGGCTTAAAAAAAGGGGTTACGCGGAAGAATCCTTGCGGGCCGATATGGCGGAGTTTTACCGGTTGACCGGCGGCAAGCTGGGTGCTGCATCTATCGCTACGAAAGGCCAAAAGCGGGCGAATGCGGACCATACTACCGGGGTTGTCCGGCTGGGTTCGGACTTTAATAAGCGGGTCTTGTTTCATGAGATGGCGCACCTGCTTGAACGCAACGCCAAGGCATACGGCATGGCGGTCGATTTCCGCGAAAGCCGCGTAAAAGGGTTTGAGAAAAAGAAGCTGTCCAAGATCACGGGAAACCCCTACTACGGGGCCAACGAATACGCATTTGAAGACAGTTTTTTTGATCCGTATGTCGGGAAGGTCTATCCCCATGCGTCTACCGAGGTTCTTTCCATGGGAATGCAGATGCTCTCAACTCCGGAAAGCATGATAACGCTTTACGAACGAGATCCGGAAATGTTGAGCCTCATGCTTGGGTTTGCGGCATCCGAAATGACCGAACTGGACAAGATTCACCGGGACGAATTCGCAAAAACGATAGACAGAACCAAAGGGCACGAAAACGCCCTGGCCGACTTTTACAAGCGGCTGGAGTCGATCGTAAAAAAGAAAGGCTCTTTCTGGCAAAACAGCGGCCTGGTTGTAAGGGTTGAAAAACACCCGGCCCGGTATTGGCAAAAAAAGTCAAACTCGGCTTTTGTAAGCTACCGGTTGCCGGCCGACGGGGCGGACGATGGCCTTCGTTCCGAGATTTTTAAAACCATGAAAAACGCCCTGAGCTTTGCCTACCTGTATTTGCTGTATCTGCAAAAGGGCATTTCTGTCAACGCGCAAAGTATGTACTACCTTGCAAAGGCGGTTGACGCTCACGCGACGCCTTCAGATGTAAAGTGGGAAGACCTCCCGATATTCCTGGACGAAGAACTGAAAGGATTTGCATGATCCCCTACCCTGTCACGCCTTACCTGTTTGAGATCGATACGCTTTCCGGGGCGGTCTTGCTGGAAATGGATGCGGCCCGGTATGAAACCGAAGAGCCGGCGCGTATCCGCTTGACGCCGATGCTGGAAGGATACGAGCGGCCGCTGCAGGCCTTAAAGGAATACTTCAAGTCTTACGGCTTCGGTATGCACGGCAAGCCGGTGGACCTGGACATGGCGGCGCCTGCGGACATTCACCATATTCTGATCATGAGCCAGGGCTACTACCAGGGCAAACAGAATCTTATCCGGGGCTTTCAGGTTTTGCGCGGGTTTATCCCGCCGGAAGGTTTTGCGGACCTTTCCCTGGAAGCAGAAGACGTCAATCCGGTCTTAAAATCCGTTCCCTTGGGCGCTATCATGGAAGGATCTACGGGCCCGAAAACAATCAATGATTGGCTGAAAAAAATTGCAAATGCCAAAAGCCGCGATAAAAAGACAGACCTTTGGTACGAGTTTCTTGATTCAGGCGGAGACACGAATGCGCTTCTCCGGGCGATGATTTTGTCTTTGCCGGCAGGGTGCTACAAACTTCACAGCTATAAATACGGGAACAACATAACAGACGCCATACACGAAATGTACGGTACTTGCCCGACTCGTTTCATGTCAGAAAACATATTCCTGGGGCTGACAGCGGTAAAGCCGAACAAGGTATATGCTTCGTTTACGCACGGACTTGATGCGATTGAGATTTATCCGGCCGGCGGCAAAAAAAGAAGGATCACCGAGTCGGCGGCAATCGACCGGGAAGCAAACAAGGCCGCGGCATCGCCGGAAAACGACCTGCCAGAACCCACGGAAGCCCAAAAAAAGTCAGGGAATTACGCCAAGGGGCATGTCGTTATCCAAGGATTAGAGATCGCCATAGAAAACCCGGCAGGGTCGGAGCGATCCGGAATAGGCGCGGACGGCAAAAGGTGGACATCGAAGATCCATAACCACTATGGCTACATCAAGGGTACGGAGGGAAAGGACAAGGATCACATAGACGTTTTTCTCGGTCCGGATCCCGAAGGCGCCGAAACGGTGTTTATCGTCAACCAGACCGATATCAAATCAGGCAAGTTCGATGAGCACAAGATAATGCTTGGGTTTGCTTCCGAAGCAGAAGCCCGGAAAGCCTACCTGTCAAATTACGAAAAGGGCTGGCAGGGCCTTGGGTCCATGGCGGAGTTGACCGTGGATGATTTCAAGACATGGCTGCAGGAAGGCGACACCAAAGCCCCAATAGACGATGATGAGATCCTTGAAAGTGCTGGTGGAGTCCTTTCGACGCTTACCGGAAAAGAGTTGGGCGAAAACATTGATTCCGGGAATGCGGTTGCTTCGGCCAGAAATTATTTCAGGGCAAAAATGCAGGGGAAAACGGTAACGCGGCAAGGCGTTGGCGAAATCAGGTTTTCCGGGAAAGGCTGGAAAAAGTTCAAGCGCGGCGTAACCACGGATATTAAAAAGGCGAAGTTGCTCCCGGCCGCTTCCGCTATTATCCTGCGAGGAAAGCATTCGGTTTCGGAGCCTTTCAAGGCGCGAAATGACAATATTACAAGATTCCACTTTTTTGACGGGAAGGTAGAACTTGAAGGGGAAACCCTTTTGGTTGGCGTGACTGTCGGGGAAGACGAATTCGGGCACCTTTTTTATAATCTCAACCATGATCCGGACGTGCTTTACGAAAAGCGAAAGGCCCCGATTTTACCCAGGGTAGAAGCCCGGGGTTCGGAGCCTTATGAAGGGCAGCATGACGCTCCCTTCAATATGAATATAAATTCGCCGGGAAATGATGTCAAGAAAAAGGTTTTAGAATCTTCTTCCAATCCCAATTCATGGATCGGCGTGGACCTGGACGGGACGCTTGCCCGGTATGACGGCTGGAAAGGCTATGAGCACATCGGCGAACCCGTTCCGCTTATGATGGACATCGTAAAAGAGCACCTTGCCAACGGCGAAACCGTCAAGATTTTCACGGCGCGGGCGGCTGATCCGGAAGGCATTCCGCCGGTCCGTGCGTGGCTTGAGAAAAACGATTTGGCCGGTCTGGACATAACCAATCAAAAAGACCAGAATATGACCATGCTCTACGATGACCGGGCTGCAAAAGTTGTTGAAAACATGGGCGTGGTGCTGGAAGGCGCGAAAGGAGTTTTCAAAAAGCAGTTCGCGGGCGGCAAGCTGACCAAGCAGCGAGGATGCAGCACGGATGATAAGGGCTGCGAAATGCACTATATCCGGTATGTCGCCTATGGCCCGACCGAGAAGATCGTTGAGGAAACTTATTGCGATGATTACGGATTCGGCATTCAGGCGAAGACACTCAAGGAGCTGAAAAAGAAAATGGCAGAATACGGAGGCAGCAGCATAACCGAAGCGGCCGAAGATCCCGGCTGGAAAGCGGCCATTGCCGGGGCCCAGTCGTTTGACGAACTGAGCGCGGCGTTTACGAAGGTGTTTCCGATAGCAGGGGAAACAACGGCCAAGCAAAAAGAGCCTTGGGAGATGACCTCAAAAGAATACGGCGAAAGCATAGGGTCGCTTTCTTTTCCTCAGACATTTGGTATGCACCTTCCGATAATCATTGACGCCCTGAAAACCGGGAAACTTTCGCACGAAGAGTATGCCCGGCTGTACGAAAAGGACTATGGGAATCTGGAAGAGATGACCGGGCAAAAGAGAAAAGAGCCGCTACAGCGCACCACACCCGCCAAAGGCACTCCGGAGCGAACAGAGCTTGATAAACAGGTAGAGGGTCACAAGGCCAGCCTGGATGCAGCCTATGACGCCCTGTATGATGCCGAACAAGCCAGGAACAAAAGCGCTTCGGGGTCAAAGAAGCGGGACGCGGCGCAAAGAAAAGTGGACAAGCTCCAAACCGCTTATAACGAGTTGCTTCACAGCCCCGTAGAAGATCAGGGCAAAATAGCGAAGTGGGAAGACGTTGCCGAAACGGGCGATGAACTGCAACGGATCGAGGCCAGACGGTTGCTTAAGCTGGTTTCCGACAAAGACGGCGCGGCAATGGAAGCCGAGTTGTTCACCGAACGACTGGCAAAGCGCGGGCTTGCGGGCGACGATCTGACGCAGGCCGTAAACGAAGCCTTGCTGCATTCGTTCAAGATGAGCGACGGCTTGAAAAAAACCTTGGAGATTGCCGAAGCAAAACAGCAAGCCCCTGCACTTCAGGCCGACTACCGGCGGAAGATAGATGCGCTTGACATTTCCGAAAGCGACAAGGCGCGGTTCAAGAAGGATGTCGAAGTTTCGATCTGGCCCGAATATATGGACAAAGCATACAAGGATGCCTTGAAGCTGGAAGAATCAGTAGGGCCGGGGATCAGGGGGAAACGCGAAGCCGAGGAAATCATAAGGGAGGAAGAAAAAGAGCGGCGGGCGGCCCTTGAAGCAGCGAAAATCAAGCTCTCGGACATGGCAGACAAGCCTGACCCGAAGAAATTTTATTCCCGGTTAAGCAATGGCGAGCTGCGGGAAGTCAAGGGGCATAATCTGACAATGTTTGCCGGCATCGATCTGTTTACCAGCAAGGACGCAAACGGGCAATGGGCCGTAACAGAGGGGAAAAGCGGGACGGCACTGGCAATGGGCTATTCAACGCAGAGAGAAGCGATAGCGGCGGCCAAGGAGCTTATCGAGCAGAGAGGCGGCGCGGCGGGCGTGAACAAAATGGCGCTAAACCTGGCAAAAGAGCACGGACTGTCGCCGAGATGGGCGAAAGAAACCGAATCGCCCGAAAGCGGGCCCGAAACCGTCGAATCCGACAACGGGCCGACAACCATAAAAAGTCTATTGGCGCGTATCATCCGCTCCAAAGATCGGAAGCAGAAGGATGAGCTCTATCTGTCTGTTTACGGCAACGACAGGAGAATGCTCCTTGAGGCCGCAATCCTGAAAGTTAAGCCGGGCACATACACGCTGGCGGCAGAAGGCAAAACTCTTCAATCAGCCCTTGAACCTATTTGCGGGCTCTATGCCGCATTGGATGCCAACAAGCGCTTTTTGAGGGGCATGGAGGCGAAATACCCGAAAGCGGTCATAACGTCATTCACCCTTGGGCTACAGGAAGTCAGAATCAAAGAAAATGCGTCAAAAGAAGATGTGTGGGGCTGATACCCAAAACGACACGCAGGAGAAACGAAAATAATGATATTTGAAAGCGACGCTTTACCGGATTACAAATCTCAGATTTCGGAGGCAACGAGCTTCGGCGAGATTGCGACAGTCATCAAGACACTGTTTGCCGTACCGCCGGACAAGGTTCCGGGGCAGGATCCGCCGAAAGACCCGAACGATTACAAGAATGACAATTCGGATTACGGCTTGAAGGTCAAGGGGATCAAAGCCCGCGAGAAGCTGAACGAACAGGCGCGGGAGATCATCGAGCGGGTGAAAGATCCGGGCGATCTGACCGACAAGGACCGGGAAGTCCTGAAACAGTATTCAGGACGCGGCGGTCTTACGGATAATTCACAGTTTGAGTATTACACGCCTACCTATGTGGCGGAAGGTCTTTGGGACGGCCTGAAAGCGCACGGCTTTGCAAACGGCAATGTTCTGGACCCGTGTACGGGCGCGGGCGTGTTTTCGGCAACGAAGCCGAAAGGCGTACTTGTGACCGGCGCGGACATTGACCAAGTGGGGTCAAGGGTCGCACAGCTCTTGAACCCCGAGGATTCGATCAAGAACCAGGCATTTGAAAAGACGGTCATCGAAACGCCTGACAACACCTTTGACGCCGTTGTCGGAAACGTGCCTTTCGGAAGCGCGAGAGGCGCGAGCGCACACACAGATCCGGCGTACAAAACCGAAAAGCGGATTGAACGGTACTTCATTCTTCGGGCGCTGGACAAGGTCCGCCCGGGGGGGCTTTGTTGCCTGGTAGTTCCGATTAACATTGTCGGCGCCAAGGGCGGCCAGTGGGAAAAGTTCAGGATCGCCTGCAGCAAAAAGGCCGAGTTCCTGGGCGCCCACAAGCTCCCGTCAAAAACCTTTGGCGTTCAGGGAACCGACACGGTTGTCGACGTGGTGGTATTCAAGAAGCACCCGGAGGATTTCTTGGAGAGTATTGAAACCATACCCTTCGAGACCCTGAAAAGCGCCAATGTCGTTTGGGATGAGTTCATTTCAGGGAAATACTGGCTTGGCGAAGGCCGGAAATTCATTATGGGCAAATACATGCCCAAGGTCGAGGGGGACCGGTGGAGCCGGGAAACCGTTGACGGCGACGTAGACAATGCCGGCCTGAAAGCCAGGCTCGCGCAGCGGTTTAATTCCCGCATCGACTGGGATGCGCTGGCAGTCGCCGAGCCGATAGTGCGGAACTACATCGACGGCGACCGGAAGATGATCAACGGCGCTGAATACGAAATGCAAAACGGCATGTGGGTCCGGGTCATTCAGGAAAACTCATCGATCACCGTGGACGCGCAGAAGTACGGCGCGGCGACAATCGAAGAGCTGAAAGGCAGGCTGTCAAATCCCAATCAGACCCTTGGCCTGAGCGCCGATCAGGTCTTTGCGGCATACAAGTCTTTTCCGGAGCTGTTAAGCCCGCTGCAGAAGGCATCCATCGAATTTGCCATGTCTCAGCCGAAAACGGAATACCAGGAGCAAATTTTCCGGGGGTCCGTTATCGGCGGCATGATTGCCCGGTATCAGAATTCGGTGAATGACGGGACTGCGGAAGACGCCGACCGTCTTGAGCTGCAAGAACTTGTCGTGAAAGAGATCGATCGGTTCGGGCATCCGAAAAACAACAAGGGGCTTATGCTGATCGGCGAATCGTCCAAGATGTTCGGCCTGTTCAAGGGTGCCGTGGACGAAAAAGGCCAGTTTACCGACCTTCTGGCCGGTACGCTGGAAGGGTCCGGCAGAACGCTGGAATACGATTCGACCAACCTGCAGGCCATCGTGGAGCACCTTTTTATCCGGGAAGGCATTAAAACTCTTGAGCTGGAAGATATCCAAAAGCTCTATTCCGGAAAGCGGGAGATCCACTCTCTTGCGGATCTGGCGGACGAAGACGCCATAGCCATTACCCCGGACGGAATGATTGAACCCATGAGCCGGTACAGCGCGGGCGATATTTACCCGAAGATCGACGCCTTGCGCCAAGCCATAGGAGAAGAGACCGACGAACGCCTCAAAGGGAAATTTCTGAAACAGATCGAAGCGATCATGAGGCGGCGCAAGACCACGAAGCCCGAGGACATTGTTTTCGGAATGCGGCAACGGTGGATCAACCGCAAATACATTGTCGATTTCCTGCGTGAAAACGGATATCCGGCACTGTCTTACGGGACAGTAGGCACGGTGACGGAAGAAAACCCGTTTGACGGGACCATGCAGGAAAAAACCAAGTTCGTCCAGGATTTTGACAATCCGTTTGGCGCATTTATCGGCATCGATGACAAGGGCGGATTCAATAAGCAGTTTTTGAAGTACCTCAACGGTGAAAACGTCACGTCTTCCGGGGAAGATGCACAGGAACGCATTGCGGAGTACAAGAGCCGGTGCGCGTCACTTGAAGAGCGGTTCAATGTCTGGCTGCAGCAACACACGGACATCGGCATTCTGGAAGATCAGTACAACCGCCGATTCAACGGCTACACGCCGTTCGAATACGAAGATACGGAGCTGGGCATCAAGGGCGTATCGCCTCAAATAAAGCTGCACGGCTATCAGAACTCGGCGGTCCGGCGGCTGTCCGAGGAAGGTTCTGGAATCCTGGCGCATAACGTCGGGCTTGGAAAAACATTCTCGGCACTGGCACTACACGCCTACAACCAGCAGCTCGGCCGGACGAAAAAGACCTGCATCGTGGTTCCCAAATCTGTGCTGGCGAACTGGTATCACGAATCGAAAACCTACTTGGGCAAGCATGACGGCGTATTGATCGTCGGATACGAGCCGAAGACGGACAAAAAGACCGGAGCCATCCTGCAAGAGACGGTCAAGGACGAAAAGGGCCAGACCAAAATCAACAAGTTTACCGGCAAGCCCATGTACCAGGATCAGCTTCTCAAGCGCGATTCCAAGGAAGATACCTGGGAGGCCATGTGGAAAATTCCCACGTCGAATTATTCCCTGGTGATCATGACCAAGGACAAGTTCGGGCAGATCCCCTTGCGGCCGGAAACCAAGCAGACCTACACCGACGCGATGGTGAATCGCTCCCTGCTTTCGGAGAAGGCGCAAAAGAAGGCGCTTGAGGGTGACACCAAGGTAAAGGGCAAGTCGTATGCCGAGGACGTGAATGAGATCCGCAACCAGCAGCGGTTTTCGGACGAAGGGACCGCCAAGAAGGGCGAACTGCCCTACTTCGAAGATATGGGGTTTACGGACGTGATCGTTGATGAGTGTTTTGTCTACGACACGGAGATAGTGACGCGGGCAGGCATCATGAAGATTGGGGATATCTGCGAGAATATGATTCAGACAGATGTTCTTTCTCGGGATCTTGGGACCGGCGAATTGGTTTGGAAGCCGATAGTTCGGTGGCTTCCAAAAAGGCTTTTTGTACCGCTTATCAAGGTAACGCTTGAAAACGGGTCTCATTTTATCTGCACTGAAAGCCACAAGATATGGACAGAAGAGGAGGGATATGTCGAAGCGGGGAACCTGCGGGGTCGCCATAGTTTGCAGGCATTGCGGGAATATTTTCCGAGTGAGGCCGTACAGAGAGCGGAAAACGGCGGTCTTGAATGCGTTAGGGTGGTCGGTATTGAGGTTCTGGAACCAGGAGATTATGTCAGACTTGGACTCGGTGATCCGTCAGGTCAGACAGTCTATGATTTAGAAGTAGCCGATACTCACAATTATTTTGCAAACAGTGTCCTTGTCTCAAACTGCCACGAGTTCAAAAACTCTCAACTCGGCGGAGAGCATTACCAGCGGGTCGCATACCTGCCCGCGGCGGACACGGCGCAACGCGCCATTGATATGAATTTGAAGATGAGCCATATCCGGGACCGGAACAACGGCCGCGGAACTTATATGATGTCGGCAACCCCTGTGACAAACAGCCCGTTTGAGATCTTCAACATGCTGTCTTTTGTGTGCCCGGTTGAAGAATTTGAAAAGTACGGCATCTATACGCCGGACGATTTTATCCGGGTTTTCGGTGAGATCAAGAGCATCGACAAGATGAAGGTTGGCGGCGCCGTCGCATCGGTAGACGGCCTGACCGGATTCCAGAACCTTGACGGTCTGAGAAGCATGTTCCATAAGTTTGTCAACATGAAATCCGCCAAGGACTTTCCGGATCAGATCAAGCTCCCGCCTTCCGAGGAAATCACCCTGGACGTGGAATTGACGGACGAACAGAAGGAAGTCTACTCGGATTTGCGCGACCGGGCCAAAGATGCGGCCAAGCCGGGGAACAAGGGCGAAAGCATGTTTACGATCATCCGGGAAATGGACCGGGTATCTACGGACATGGACCTGTACCATAAGACCATGACGTTTGTTTTCCGGCTTGGAGATAAGGCCAAAGTGGACGCCATGATCGGCGGACTTCCGAAATCCATCAAGATCAGGCGCATACCGAACGCTGAGGAAAACGAATCGCTGGGCCTGGAAGGCGACGAAAAAGGCAAGGCGCGAGAGTTCGTGGTTGCGCTGAAAACCACGTCGCAGGTGAAAAACGACAGCTATGTTGTGGTGTTTCCGGAAGAGTTTGAAAACACCGTTGTTGACCACATGGCGGATGCCGGCATCAGCTTGTCGGACGTGTCGCACCCGCTCACGCCGAAATACGGCAAGCTGATTGAAAACCTGAGAAAAGATCTGGAAGTGAACGGGAAGCAGCTCATATTCACGGAAGAAAAATCGCAGCATCAAAAAATACTGCGTCTGGTTGTTCATCATATTCCGACGATTGCCAACTTGATCGGCATTATCAACGCCGATGAGGCCGACGGCGATGCGCTGCAGAAGATCTCCGATTCGTACAATGCCGGCGGACTGAAATTCGTGATCTGCAACAAAAAAGCCGAGGTCGGCGTCAACCTGCAGAAGGGAACCACGGCCATTCACCATTTGACCCTGCCATGGACGCCGGCCAGCATTCAACAGCGCAACGGCCGCGGGGTCAGGCAGGGCAACACGGCCGCCAATATCGCTATCTACTACTATTGCGGCAAGGGATCATTCGACTCTTACCGGCTGGACGTGCTGAAAGCGAAATCCAACTGGATGCAGGATCTTTTCGAGGGCGGCGACGCCACGGCCGAAAACGCCAACGCCATGAGCCAGGATGAAATGCTGGACATGCTCGAAGCGGATCCGGAAGCGGCCAAAGCGCGGCGGCTGGAACGCCTGGCCGCAAAGAAGGCCGAGGATGAAGCCAAGGAGAAAAAGCGGCTCGCAAACCAGTTGCAGGTATTGGCTCATGCGGCCAGCGAGCTGGCAAAGCTGGACGAAAAAAAAGTCAAGGAAAAGACGCGGCTCGAAGAGGATATTCCCAAACTTGAGGAAGAGATAAAAACCCTCAAAGAGAGGGGCCTTGCATTGGATGAGGATGATCCGAGCCGGCTCCTTTTAGGAACCAAGATTATTCGGGCGCAGCGGAAACTTGCAGACAGCAAGACCGGTCTGGCGGGGCTGGATGAGAAATATGGGAAAAAGCGCACCCAACTGGATTCAACCATCAAGCAGACAGCCGGGCTTTTAAAGCAGAAGGCCAAGAAGGGAGTGCTCCCGTTTGATGAGGCGCTGATTGACAACCCCGGGAAGGCCTGTGTTTCGCTGACCGGGAAAGTCGTTGCGGCGGGCGATTGCTACGAACTCAGGGCAGACGGCGGGTGGTATCGTGGGCTGTTCCGGATCACAGATGTCAATCCGGAGATTCGGGCATTCAAGTATGAAAATGTTGTCGGCTCTTTAGGGGCGTACAACCTGACGCAAACCAGTGCGGTAGGGAATTATTACGGCTGGTTTGATGTCAGCAGCATCGAAGATATGGAAAAAAAGGGCCTGAAAAAAGTGTCCTATTCCGAGAAGGAAATTGACCTGAAAAAAGCCCTGGCGCAGAAATATAAGTACGAAGACCTGATCGCAGGGAAGCTCGACAAGGAAACTTTCCTGGATCACCGAATGGAAATAGGCCTGGATAATTACTCGCATTATATTGTCAGGGACGAAAACGGGAAAATCGCCTTTCGAAACATTGGCAACTATAATCACCAGGCTTCCAAGCTGGCCGAGGCCATTGTCTATCCGGATCCGGCAAACGAAGAGTTCAAAAAAGGCGTCTGCGAAGCGTACCTTGCCAGGAAACGGGAGGGCGGCAAGAGCGGCGTTTACGGGTTAATGAACATCGTGGTGAGCATGTACGGCGCCGACTTCGAAGAGACCGCCATGGCCTACGGCAAAAAGGCCGTCGAGTCCGAAATCCTGCCCGTGTGCGCGAAAGCGTGGAACGACACCCTCAAAAGACATCTCGGCGGGAAAAGCATCGATGAGGCTGCGGCGGACTTTGCAGAAAGCTATCCGGATGAAATCAGCGCACAGAGACGCATTCGGGGCATTGTTGACGACGCCTCCTACACAGCGAAGGCGGAAGCCGTGGAACTGGGCGACAACCGGGATGAGATATCCGGCATGGTGATTAATGATTTTGCCGGCATAATGGATACGTTCATACGTGCGTACAAGGCCCAAAAGGCGGACAAGGAACGGGCCGCGGACGAAGCCCTGAAAAAAGACCCGAGATACAGGGAGGTTCCGAAGGAGATTGAAGCGGCGTTTCTGAGACTGGGAATCACGGTCAAGACCAACAAGACGAATATGTCTATCCCTGGATTCAAGGGACGCGCCGGCACGGGACACGAGCCGTTTTCAAAGTGGTTTTTCCAGGACCGGGCCGGAAAATACGGGATGCTGTATAAGGTCAAGGAAATCATCAAGGCGCGTTTCGGGGCAAAATTCTTTTCGGGCGCTGGCGGAGAATTCATCGGCGCGTGGTGGTATGTTTCGATTACCACGGATCTTAAAGAGATTTACGAATTAATGGCTTAAAAACATAACCCAAAAGGAGGTAGTTCAAGAATGCTGAAAAAGACGATCAAGTTCGAAAATCACAGTGCATCCGGTCTGAGTTTCATCGGATATGGCGTTGACTTCGAAGTCCCGGGCCGTGCAACCGGCGACGCGGGCGTGTCGGTAACGGTCGATGCCGACAAGGCCACAGCCCTGGCGGCGGCCGTGCTGGCAAAACGGCCGGCCATGGAGATCACCGTCGGCGACACCTTTGACGATGGTGTTGCCGCTGCGTATGCGCCCTATGTCATGAACAATCTTGCGGGCGACGGAGCGCCGGCCGTGACGAACGATGACACGGAAGGCTATTCGGAAGGCTCTATCTGGATCGATGCAGCGGCAGACCCGAAAGAGGTCTATCGGTGCGTGGACCCGACCGAAGGCGCGGCCGTGTGGCTCAACACGTCGCTGGAAGCCAATGAGGTATTGGCGCTCCTGGCTGACTATGTGCTGATTGCATCCCCTACCGTGTGCAAAGAGAAGACCCCGGTCAATGCGGTCGCTTCCGGCGGAACCCTTACGTCTGACGGAACAACGCCCGTGGGGATCACGGCGGCCACCGGAGTTTTGACCGCTTCCGGAGCGCCCAATGACGGCGAGACCGTAACCATCGGCGAAACCGTTTACACCTTCAAGACGGCGCTGACCACAGATCCCGCCACGGTTCCCAATGAAGTGCTTATAGGGGAAACCCCGTTGCCGAATCTTGTCCTTGCCATCAACGGCGGCGAAGGTGTGGGAACGATTTACAGCACCGGGACCGTCGCCCATCCGGACGTTACGGCCGCGGAAGTGTCGGAAAACGCTACCACGATCACCGCGAAGGTGGCCGGCGCTGCAGGCAACGAGATCGACAAGGCAACCACGGTCGGCAATTTCGACTGGGACGGCACGGGCGCGTATTTCACCGGCGGCCGGGACGCGCAGACGATCACGATCGATGAAAAAACCTATACCTTGGTGGCGGCATTGACCCCGCTTGAAGGCGAGGTCCTGATAGGGGCAAGCGCGGAAGCTACCTTGCTGAATCTCAAAAACGCCATCAACCATGCCGGCACACCCGACACGGATTACAAGTGCGCGGCGGTTCATCCTACCGTTACGGCTGTTTCCAGTAATGCGACCACTCTGGTAGTGGCCGCAAAAACCAAGGGCGTTGCAGGCGATGAGATCGCCACCACGGAGACCGAGACTGGAGTTGAGGCTCATGTGGCCTGGGGCGCGGAGCACCTTGCAGGCGGCGTTGACGGCACTGTCGGCCTGACAAACGAGTTCTGTCAAGACGGGTCTTACCTCTATGTGTGCGGGACAGCCGGAAACACCATAACCGGGACCAACTGGCGCAAGGTGGACCTGGGATCTGCCTATTGATTTTAATCGTGCAGGAATAGTATGATAGGGTAAATATGCAAGTGGGCGCTGATACGGCGCCCACTTTTCCAAGAAGGGATGAAGCGCACATGGATCTGATAAGCAAACCGGCCGAAAGTGATCTGCAGGGCATTCTGGAACAGGCAACGGCAGGGCAGACGCTTGAAGCCTGGAAGAAAAAATTCCTGGCAGGGTTAAAGGCTATCCTTACGAAAGATCCGACCCGTTACCGGGCATATGGCCCGTATTGGTGGCCGTTGAAAAAGGTTTACATCGATCAGGGGGATCTGGCTTTCGGCGAATCCGTTGATCTGGAATGGCTCGAAGCGATGGATTACGGCAAACCGGAGCTGAATATCATTGCCGCCCATGCCTATGAAGAGGTCCGGATTTGCAAGAATATGGTCGATGACCCGTTTCACGTCATGGAGACAGTAGACGGATCCGACTCAGTGGAATTCGCTTCCGATGATCCGGAGATGGAGATGAAGGGTTTTCTCCTGAAACAGTGAGAGCCGGAAGGGTAAGAAAAACACAAAAGGCCCCGGGCGTACCCGAGGCCTTTTTTTTAACCGATAAAATGGGGTTTTATGAGCGCCGAGTCAGCCCTCATTTTTCAGGTACTCCCATAGGGCAGAGAGAATGATTTCCCTCTCTGACATTTGCATTTTGGCCGCCCGATCGGCCAGCAAACCGGCCAGTTCGCCGGGAATGTCCTGGACGAAGATGGACGGCTTGCCGCTGTGGACCAAGCGGCGCTGAACAAACAACCGCTTGGCAACGTGGGCGACGTTGACCGGAGCCCCGTCCTCCCGTGTCGCCTTGATCAGCGCATTGACACGCTCGGCGCAGTCCGCACAGACTTGCGCCTTTCCGATCGGTTTCGTCTCAACATACCGCCCGCAGGCGGCACAGATCCTTTTCATGATTGCGCTCCAAGTTCTTCTGGCGTGGCCTCGAAAGCAACGCCGGTTATCTTGCCCTGTAGCACCGTGCAATATCGGATTGCACAGGCGATTGCCTTCTCGGGAGAGCTTGACTGAATGTTGTACCAGGTCGAATACTCTCCGTGCTTCCGGCGTATGCCCCTTACCCCACTTGCCGCTTTCCTGGCCGTTAATATTACCCGGTAATTTTTGATATCTCTCACGATTCCGGGCATGGTTTTCAACTCGTTCGGCATCGCCGTTATCCCCTCGCTTTCTTAACCGGCTGGCTGAGTTCAATGATCAGCCAGTCGTTTAGGTAGACGTTAATATCGTCACAGTCCCGCCGGCTGGCTTCTGCAGCGGCAATTCTTTCCAGGATTTTCTTCGGGAAAGCCGATCTGCCAGCTATCCGCATGTCGGTCGTCATTGTGATCCCGCCCAGCTCGGCGATTTGGGCGTTCAATATGCGAGCAAGGGTGCTGATAGTAGCTACGCCGGTGCCAATCCCCGCAGCGGAATCAAGGGCGGCGAAATAAGCCTCATCGATTTGCTCTATCAGGCTGGCCGGAAGCGCCCACCAGTTGCCGGTTTGACGCGGCCAGCGCCATGTGACGGTGCCATCAAGGTTCTGGACCGGCCGATAGCCGGCCAAGCCCAAGGCCATACCCAGCGCGAGCCGGTAGGGAACGGTCTTGTCGTTGAGATCCTGCCTGGAAAGTTTTTGCACTTTCGGGGCGCGGTTGCCGCGATAGCATGAGTACCAGAGAGATTCCATTTTATTGATTCCCTTCATTCAAATTTATTCTATTATCCCGTTTTCGCGCAAAATCCGGGCGATCCGCTTGCAATCAAAGCAAGGAAACTTCTTACCGCGCTGGAATCGCTCGTTGTCGATAACTGTTGCGATCTTCAACCCGCCACTTTCCTTAATGTGACGGATGTCGGACACCGATAAAAACCTTGTCCACTTTGGGAGGTTTTTTCTTTTCATGAGATTAACCCCTTCTTTATTTTTTTGCCCGGCCCCGGGAGGCCGGGCGGTTGATTTTAAGTGTTTTTTGCGGTTGTTTTTAACGCGCCGGAGAGCGTGTTAATACGCACGGAGATGATTTTGCCAGAGACAGATGCGTAGCAGTAATGCAACACCCATGGTTTTACCCATGAGGCGGCTACGATTGTGCGGCTCCGCAATCGCGCCACCCATCCGATGCACGATTCTCCAAACATGTCGGGCTGTTCTTTAATCCTCCTGACAATCTTTTCCGCAACCCTATCTGCATCTACCAATTTGCGTTCGGCTATTTTCGCGGCTATTTTCAAGGCTCTTCCTCCTATGGTTTGCCTGCCATCAGATCCCAGGCTACGAAGTTCACTTGATACTTGATCCATGCTCAACTCCTTGTTTTGAGGATCTTGAGCATATCTTCGAGTCCGGTAAACAGATCGTGCAGGTGCCTCGCTACGAAGTATTCAGCGGCAACCTCAAACACGTCTCCATCAGTTGTTTGGAGTTCATTACGCAGACGCGGCAGATACCCCGCATCGGCGTCGGGTCTTATTTCGTCCAACTCCCGAAGTCCTCGCTCCGGGGTGATGTCTTTATCCAGAACTCTCCGCCCGATGTCCTCCATCATGTTTTGCATGGTTTCAGATGTCATTTTGTGCTCCCTTCGACGGTCCCGGCCTTAATGCCATGGAGGTAGTCAAAAACCGCACCATCGCGGTCGGTCCATTCGCCCGCAAGGCGAACGAGCTTCCATTCCTTTTCCTCGTACCACCATGAAATATCGGTCGCCTTCAAACCGTCCAAGAAGCGTTCAGCTTCTTCCCTGGTATCAAAGTATTTAGCGTTGTCTGACCTTGTGCTTAGACCGTAAATCCGGTCGTATCCATAGTCATGGAACGACATTCTTTTCTTTCCACGGGTCTGCAGGTGCCGCTCGATTACGGCGGTATAAATGATCTTTTTGTCGGTATCTTCTCCGAAATTGTAACTGGCGTAATAGATCGGTCTAATTTTCTTTTCCATGTTTGCCTCGCTTTCTTGGGGGAGCCAATCTCCCCTCATCATGGTTATATAAATATATCGTCATATATTTATTGTCAACAAAAAAAAGACACCCCATCAAAAAAAACCGAAAGGTCCGGTTTTGGGTCTTAAAGGTCCGTTTTTGGGCTATTTACTCGGTCGCGCTAATCGCTTCTAATCGTGCCATGGACGATGAAAAGAAAAAAAGACCGTCTTTGTGGCGGCGGTTATACCCGGGCTGGCTCAAGACACAGAAGAGCGACAATGCGAACGTCACCATTCCTTCGCAGGCGGGATTTGAGGATTTTGCGGCGGATGCCCTCCTGGGCGGTGCGCCACTGGCAGGCGATCCTACCAGGGAACCGGAAGACAACCCGTATCCGATATCCGAACTTCCGCGGTCCCGGTTGCTGAAATATCCCGTATTCAAAATCATGGCCGACGATCCCACCATTGACTCGGCCATAAAAATGCACATATCACATGCCCTCAGCGCCCGATCCGACACCGGGGAAATCATATCCATCGAATCCACGGCGGATAAGGACGATCCGATCACCGAAGATCTTCGGAACACGTTCAAGGACATCATTAATAAAAACGCTCAGTTTTGGGCCTACAATGCGGCGCTTGACGGAATCTCATACACTCGCGTCTATGGCGCACCGCGGAAGGGCGTGGAACTGGTTCGGACCGATTACTATTCTCATCCGAAATTTGTCCGGGCGTACGAGCAAGCCGGCCAGCTTGCCGGGTACACGTCGGCATTCCAGAACCCCATCCGCAACGCCGGCCGAATCGAAATGATGGACCCTTGGAAGTTTGTTGCGTTCCGGATCCCGATATGGAAACTGGAATCGGACATTGAACCGCCAAGGCTGGACGGCGCGATCTTCGATATGTCAAGCGACGATTTCCGGTCGGAAAGTATCATCGAAAGTCAGAACTACGGTTCGAGCCTGATAGAAACCGCTTTCGGGCCATGGATGGACCTGCAGGAAGCCATCCTTTCAATGAATATGTCCCGGAAAAACGCCTCGCGTCTGGAGCGGCTGATCGGCGTCAATACCGGCAAGCTGTCGCCCCAGCGGGCAGCGCAATACCTCAACACGGTTACAAGCCAGCTCCACAAGGTCAACCAGAATGCCGCCAAGGAGTCTTTGCGGCGCGGGTACGTTCCCACGGTAATCAATCACACTATCCCCATATTCGGCGACGGCAAGGGCCGGCTGGACATTTCCAGTATGGAAGGAAACCCGAACCTGGACGGATTTGCGGATATCGATTTTCACATTAAGCGCCTGGGGTCCGCCCTGGGAATCGACCCTTCCCTTTTGGGTTTCGGGGAAATGCTTTCCGGAGGCCTGGGTGACGGCGGTTTCTTCCGGATCTCCGTTCTGGCCGCCATCAAGGCCAACTTGCTGCGGCAAGCCATTCTGACAGGCGTTGAGTCCCTCTTCGAGATCCACCTTGCCTACAAATACGGAAAAGTATTCCTGCCCGGCGAACGGCCGTGGCGGATCGTGTTTAACTCTGTATCGACCGCCATGGAGCGCGAAGAGCGGGAGAATGCGGAAGGGCGCGTCACGTTCGCTACCATGGTGGCCCAGTTGATCCAGGTCATCGATGCGGAATTTACGTCTGTGGACCGCACCGCCCTTGCCAACTACTTTTTCACCGACCTCATGCGCGTGGACGAAGAAAAGTTCAAGAGCATATTTCCGGACAAGATCGAGGGAGCGCCTGCGGAAGCAGAACCCGGCGAAGAAGACGATGACGACGATGAGGTCATGGAATCGGCGGGAATGAAGAAGCTCAAGCGCGTGGTGGATCGCTACATAGGCGAGCTGTACGGTTAATAAATCAGGAGGTTTTTTATATGGGAGAAATCATCAAGTGCAATTTTAACCTGTTCCAGGAGGGCCGCAAATACACCGGCCACCACCGGAACTATATTCTGGAAAGCGCGGTCAAGGCTTGCTACGCCGATCCCACCAGGGAGAAGATCCGGCTTCGGGAAGCCTTCGGCTATTTGGGGCATGGCCGGCGGATTATCGCCCGGAAAATGAATCTTGAGGAAGTCGAGCCGGTCAAGCTGCCGGACGGGTCATCCGTTATCGTGGAAAATATCCCCTCGAATGTCACCGTGTTTTTCGAAGTCGGGAAGGACGGGGCCGTTGAGCACCACCAGGAGATCCTCGAAACGGCGCCCGGCAAAGTCGTAACAGGGCTGAACGCCTCGAAAGTCGGCGGGTTTTCATGGGCCTGCGGCGGAACGGACGGCGGCGCGGTAGGCGCTACTCGGATCAGCGATTTCCACGGATTCGATTATGTCCTGCAGCCGGGATTCGCTGCAAACCGCGGCTATATCCTCGAAAATGCCGGTGGCCAAACGCGAGACATGATCCTTGAGAGCATTTGCAAGGCTGGCGTGGCGGATGCCACCGCCGAAAAGTATCTCAATTCCTGGGTGGCATCGACTCAGATCCGGACCGTGGATCTGGAAGAGCAACTTGAACGGGCCGCCATCTACGAGGATGCACTGAGATCCGAAGTCGAAAACCAGGCCGGACAGATCGACAGCATGAAAAAGGCGCTGGCCGAAATGGAGGCCGCAAAAGAGACCCGCCGGAAGGCCATACTTGAATGCGCCGGCAAGTCCGTTGTCGCCGTGCCTGACAAGGTGCTGACCGCGATGCTGCACATGGCCGATGAAGCGGATTTCCATGCGCTTATCGGATTTTTCGAGGCGGCTTCCCGCGTGAACATGGACACCCTGCCCCTGCCCGGCGGCGAAAGGAAGCAGAGACCCGTCTTGCCGCCTCACTATGCGCCGGAAGAAATCGAGTACGGGCGGGCGCTGGCCGGGTACGAATTTGACAAAAACTTCTAACCCACAAAAGAAAGCGTGTCTTGAATTATGCCAGTCTCAGCCTCTATTTCGGAAATTGCGGGCATAAGCACGGCGGTAGGCACTACTATTGGAGGAATAGTGCTTGCGGTGATGAAAGTGAAATTTGTCTCAAACCGTGAATGCACCAAACGAGGGCTACAGATCGAAAAGTCCATGATCCAGATCGACAAGGACGCCGAAAGATTCATGGACCAGATCGACAAAGACAAGGCAGAAAGCCGGGAAGCGATCAGCAGGAAGCTGGACAGCATATGCAACGAAATCAAGGAAACACGAAAGCAGTACACCAAAGTGGCGAACTTTTTAGGCCGCGTGGAACAGTACATGGCGGACCACGGCGGCGGGCCACAAAGGCCTATGCGGTTAAACGATGAATAAAAACCAACTGCGATATCTGATCGCCTCTGTGTTGCGCGTCGCAGGGCTTCATTCCGAGTCAGCGGTAAGCCTGCTTATGGGTACGGCCGCGGTCGAGTCAGCCCTGGGGGAATACTGGTTTCAGATCGGCGGCGGGCCCGCTCTTGGCCCCTTTCAAATGGAACCTTTTACCGAGCGGGACATATGGGCGAATTGGCTCCGGTATCAGCCGAAGATCAAGGCGGCGCTGGCTGAACTGGGGTATTCCGGCCCGGACGAAGATCGGCTCCAATACGATCTCCGTTACCAGATCCTTATGGCGCGGATTCATTATCTGCGAGTGAAAGAAGCGCTGCCGGAGTACGAAGACATTCAGGGAATGGCGCGGTACTGGAAGACCTATTACAACACGAAACTGGGGGACGGGACGCCTGAGAAGTTCATGGCGGCCTGGCGGAAATACGTTGCGTGAGTTCTTTCGGAAGCTGATCACGTCTGGCACCCGCGAGTCGAACATGCGGTTTATCGCCCTGCACAGCACCTTGCTGGTTTCGTATGTGTGGGCGGGAATCAGCATAGCTACGGGCGCCGTGCAGGATCTTCCGTTTGGCCTGGTAACATTTCTTGGCATCGCCATAACCGGCGAAGTCGCGCAAAAATACATGGAAAATCAAGGAAAGGATAAAAACGAATGAGATCAAAACGGTATTCAGTGTTTATGTCTGCTTGGACGTTGATGTTTTGCATGGCGTTGCTGCTTTTCTCCGGATGCGCGGGTACCCAACTGGTACCGAGCACGGCCTGTAAGGACGCGCCGGAAGGCTCGCTTATCTGCGCGGCGGTCCCCAATCCTGAGAGTCAGGATCTCTTGATACAGCTTGCGAATGACGAATTGCTTTACCAGGGAGTTTACACGGCGGCCGAAGCGAACGCTTTTTTGGAACGGATAGAGGGCTACGTTACGAGCATGAGCACCTATGCGGATCTGATAATCGCCGTGGAAAAGGAGTTGGACCTATTGCCGGACCGGATCCAGAACAAACTGTTTATCCTGTCGAAATTTACAACCAGCCTGTCGGCGGACCTGCCTATTTGCGACTTCGACAGGCAGTTGCTTCTGCGTGGCATTCAGAACCAGAAAACCGTCGTTTCGCAATACCTGTAGGGCGCATCGGCCGGTATCGGATAACCATAGTGGCGCAAACCAGCACGGAAAGCAGATATGTCGAAATTCTTATCACGCCTGTTCGTTGAAGAGATCAACTATAAATACAATCGGTTGCTGGAACCATTGCCGTATTACAGCGACTACCTGAAACAGGTGATTCTGGCCCCGCGTGGTTTCATCAACGACCGGGAATCCGTGCCAGCCTTAAAGGGGACAAGTACCTACTCGGGCGTGATTCACGATCTGGTAAGCAGATCGGATTTTCAGATTGTGCGTCACGGCGTGTTGGTGTCAATCTCTAAGTGGGACGGGGCAATGGTGTATTTCGAGGCCATGGGCGTCAGGTATGCCGAACAGATCGCCGAGCGCCCGGATAAAACCATGTGGCAAAAACTGACAAAGCAGTTGTCGCGGGCAGACCGGTTTATCCGACAATATGGAAAAACCGGCGTGGTGGCCGTCTGGCCGGGGTACTGGCAGAAACTTCCGATCATGGCGACCTATGATCAGGTATTGGCCGCAAACGGTCCGCTTTAAGACGGTTGACAGGCGGCAAAAAAGCAAGTAAACAGTCATCAAAACAGTAACCGAACAGTAACCGATTTGGTTACTGTTTTGATGTTTTTTGGCGGTTTTTGTAACTTTTACAATTTTGGAATAAACGCGGCAAGCCGCATAAACAGCGTGTTTACGGGCCTGCCTGGGTGGCGGAACTGGTAGACGCAAGGGACTTAAAATCCCT